TTCTTATGATAAGACTATTCCTCCAAATTATAATGATGACAGAATTTTGTCATATTGCACAGAACTTCAAAAATGCATAGAAGCATATTGTCAAAAATATGAGTATGCTCATGCTGCTCATAGTACTTCTTGGACTATGACTGAAGACATGATGTTGCAATATTATGAACCTGGTGGTGGATATAAAATTTTTCATTTTGAAAACGAAGGAAACCTACACGTTTATAGGCATCTAGTTTTTATGACATATTTGAATGATGTTCCTGGTGGCGGAACAGAATTTTTGTATCAAAATCTTATAACTCCTGCAATTAAAGGATTAACTTTAATTTGGCCTGCAATTTGGACTCATACTCATAGAGGACAAATTTCAAAAAACTATGAAAAATATATAGCGACAGGTTGGTTTAATTTTATAAAATGATATCAACAACAACACCTTATAAATTGGCAGAGATTATCAGAGACACTTGGCCTGGTCTTTACAGGAAACCACAAGCATCATATAATGATCAAAAGACTTCTAATAATGAAAAAGTATAATGAAGAATATTTTTCAGTTCTGGATAAAAGAACTGGAAAAAAAATTGTTGATTGTGGCGAAGAGTCTGATGCTCTTGTAATGGTTTCTTTTGATCCACAGAATAGAACTTATACTCGCAATAAATTTCTGATGGGTCCTGTTGTTGATATTGAAATGCCAAAATCATTACCTACTAATGAAATTGTTGTTCTGCATGATATGTCTGCAGAAAAATTTGATTATTATGATAATTTATTGCCACAAATTAAATTGCCAGAAGGGCAGGGAATTCCAGTTAACACTAAATAACTTTCAGTTTTATAAAGAATTATGAAGTTTACGGTTTATTCAAAAGACGGTTGCCCATATTGCACAAAAGTACAGCAAGTGCTAGAGTTAGCACAACTACAGCATGTAGTTTATAAATTGAATAATGATTTTACACGAGAGGAATTTTACGCAGAATTTGGAGAAGGATCTACTTTTCCTCAAGTAATTGTAAATGATCAACATATTGGTGGATGTACGGATACAGTTCAATATCTTAAGGAGCAAAATCTAGTTTAATGAATAGCACATTTCACGAAGTCTACTATGATGTTGAAAGGGCAATTGATTATGCTTTTCAAGGTCAGTTTGTCTTAAAATTTTATGATTATCTGAAAATTCGTGGAACAAAAAAATATGAAGTTGAAGAATTCATTGAAAGTTCAACTGCACAAGAATTGAATAATCTTATTTTAGATTTAGACGATTATCTTGAAGGAGGTTCTGATGAAATGCACAAACAACTTCGTGAAGGATATGGACACATCTCTAAACCACAAGCAAGAAAAATAAAAAATTATTTGTATGGCATTTTAGAGGATGCTTGGAAGTACAGTCATGATAAACGACCGGGAAGAAGAAAGAAGAAAACTAAATAAATCAGAACCTCAAATTAATCGAGGTGTTGAATTATTACTTAGGAATAGGAGGAGAAAATCAGAAGCACCAAAAACTTTTCAAGTGAAGTTTGGTAAAATGATTTCTCTCTTCCGTAGAGAGTTTCATTTTTTCATAGAATTTCATTTTGACATTAGAAAAAAATAAACTCTCTGGAGAAGATAAATGGAAACAGCATATGTAATTACATTCACTGTAATGTTCACGTTGCTCTTTTTTATGACAGGAGGTATAATAGGTTGGTTAACTTATAGGCATTTGTTAGAGTCAAAACCTCCATATTTGCATCCAGAGTTCTTTGATGAAAATGGACAGGTTATACCTGACGAAATAGTCTCGGTCAGGTTTGAAAATGATTATGATTATGATGACGAAGAAGATGACGACGACTAAATAAAAATGCCTGTGTGGTTCGCATCTATCAGGTAGAAAGGGTGCTCTGCACCTTTTCTTGTATAAATATTATTGCGAATCACAACAGATCAGAAATGTACTACACTTACGCTTATTTGCGTGAAGATAAAACTCCTTATTATATTGGTAAAGGACAAGAAAATAGAGCATATGTTGCTCACAAAAGAAAAAACGGACAAGATTTTAAACCAAAAAATAAAAATCAAATTATTATTTTAAAGAAATTTAATTCTGAAAATGGAGCGTATATTCACGAAAAATATATGATACACCTTTATGGATTAAAAATTGATGGTGGATTGCTCATTAATTTAACTTCTGGTGGTGAGGGAGGAGGAAAAGTAAAATATTCAAAAGAAGAACGTGAAGAGTCATATAAAAATAAAGCAAAGGAGTATAGAAGAAAAAATAAGCAAAGAGAAAGAGAACTTGCAAATGAAAGAAATAAAAAGAATAGAGAAAAAAATAGAGAAATTACTAAAAAAAATTATTGGAACAACAGAGAAGAAAAATTAAAATACGCAAAAAAATATAGAGAACAAAATAGAGACGAGATAAATAAAAAACAGAAAGAGAGAAGAAGGTTAAAACGACTTGAACAATCTCTTTGAATTTGCTAAAATAACTTGAGTAAAATTTTTACCTATGACTATAACGACGAAGAAGAAGACTGAATCAAAAATTGAAAGTCTTCCGCAAAATCCTTTTATTTTTGAAGTTTTGAACTTAGTATCAAAACAAAGAACAAATAATAAAAAAATAGAGGTTCTTCAAAAATACGAAGATCTTTCACTTAAAACAATTTTAATTTGGAATTTTGACGAAACAGTTATCTCACTTTTACCAGAAGGCGATGTTCCATATGCAAGTACTGGTGAACAGACTTCTTATAGTGGAACATTGAGTAATAAAATTGAAGATGCTGTATCGAAAATGGAAGAATTGAATTCAAATTCTCTTGGATCTATGGATCAAGGAAGGTCTTCTATTCGTAAAGAATATAATATGTTTTATAATTTTGTCAAAGGTGGAAATGATAGTTTAAGTTCTCTTCGAAGAGAAACAATGTTTATTAATATTTTACAAGGACTTCATCCACTTGAAGCAGAAATTCTTTGTCTTGTAAAAGATAAAAAGTTGCAAACTAAGTATAAAATCACTAAAGAAATTGTGAGCGAAGCTTACCCTGATATTCAATGGGGAGGTCGTTCATGACAATTGCTCTGAAGGAGAAAAAAGAAATGGCAGAATCTTTTAAAAAACAAAATCAAGTTCTGCCACACGAATATGGATGTGAAGTTTTACTGGAAAAAACAACTATTGAAAAAGCAAAAGACACTTCTTTTCCTAATGATGCTTATTTAATTTGGTATCTAGATAATGAAGAAACATGCTTGGATCTTACTAGATGTTCTAAAAAAGTAAATCTTTTTGATATGTATTATGATAAGTATGGTCCTGGCGCAGTTCAAAAAATTGATTTTGGATACGGAAGAGTAAATCCTAAACTTTGGGGATATCAAAAACCAGAAAAAAAGAAAAGAAAATGAATAAGGGATTTAATAATGATCTTGAAGTTCAATTTGAACTTCCTAAACAAGATTTAAACAGACTTTTAAAACAATATAAAAAGATTAAAAAATATCAAAAATCATCTCTATTTGCCATTAAATCAATGGACGGTACTGAAGAGATTGTGAGTTCATTGATTAAGGAAGCGGAGGATAATCCACTGTAAAATGGGGAAGCATTATCTACTTAACTTGTATGGATGCTCGTTTGTTCTTTTGGACGACGAGCGTTGTCTTATAGACTTATTAGAAAACGCTGCAGTTGCAAGTGGCGCTACTGTGATTCAGACTATCTCAAAGAAGTTTGATCCACAGGGAGTCACTGTAATTTGCTTGTTGTCTGAAAGTCATATCAGTATTCATACTTGGCCTGAGGAAAGTAAAGCAGCAGTAGATGTTTATACTTGTGGTGATTGCAATCCAAAGATTGGATGCGATATGATTATTCATCAACTTTATGCTACTAATCATACGTTAAGTTATATTGAAAGATAAATTGTAACAAAAGTTACAAAAAAACTTTACTATATATCCTAATAGGTCTATACTGACCTTACGTTCATCTGGAAATCAGACGGAAGTAAGCCGACGCGGAACGGATCGTTCATTCGCTATTCGCAAATAGCGAACGCAAACGCCGACTGAAGGAACGCTCTTTAACCTAAAAAACTAAGGAGAACCCCTAATGTCAAAAGTCGTATATCGTGGTGTCGAATATGACACTCAAAAGCGTCTAGAGTATCAACAACAAATGATGCAACAACCTCAGCAATACAACGAAACCTATCGTGGTGTTAAGTTTGTAAAGGAGGGACACAAGTGATGAAAAAACTCAACGTGCTTCAACTCATTAAAGAGAAAAAGCAAAAAGAAGAGAGACGCAAAAAAGCATCTCTTGCCACTCTATTGGCAGCAAAATAACATAAGAGGGGGACTTGACTCCCCCTCTTTTTTTGTGTATAATTACCTTTGTGAGGGTTAATCATGATGGATAAAGAAAAGCTTAAGTTAATCATCAAAAACCTTGAGTCTCTTGTAGAGTGTTTAAAATCAGAAGTCTATTCTGATGTTGATTCTTATAAACCACAATATGAAGAGGTTGCTTCTTATATTGATGATTATGATGAAGTGTTTTACGATGATGAAGAAGACTTATTTGAAAATACAAATATAAATCAAAAATATAAACTAATAAACGATGATGATGGAGATGGACTGTGAAAGAAATGTTTGAAGAATTCGAATTCATGAAACCAGAAGTTAAACTTGTATCTGTAACACCAGATGCAGAGAAACATATGGCATACTGTGCTCGTGTTTCTAATCCAGCAAATCAAGAGAATGAAAAGTTTTCTGGATTGCTCAAGTATTGTATTCAACATCAGCATTGGAGTATCTTTGAACAAGCTTCGATGACTGTAGAGATTAATACAACAAGAGGTATTGCTGCTCAAATTTTGCGTCATAGGAGTTTTACATATCAGGAATTTTCTCAACGATATGCTGATAGTACACTTCTTGGTAAGACTATTCCTCTTCCTGAACTACGTCGTCAGGATGATAAGAATCGTCAGAACTCAATCGACGATATTCCAGATTATCTTCGCCTGACTTTGACAGAAGACATTCGTGTTCATTTTGAGCACTCTATGCGTCTCTACAATCGTCTTCTAGAGAAAGGAGTGGCAAAGGAGTGTGCAAGGTTCGTACTGCCCTTAGCGACGCCTACACGCCTCTATATGACGGGTTCTGTAAGGTCATGGATACATTATATCGATCTTCGCTCAGCTCATGGAACTCAAAAAGAACACATGGAGATTGCTGAACTTGTACGTTGTATTTTTACTTGTCAGTTTCCTGCAGTATCTGAAGCACTTGGTTGGACTCGTGAAGGATGCTCTGAATGCACAGATCCCCCTTCTATTACTATTGAATAAATATTCTCATATACTATGGAGGAATAAATTTGGCAACGTATCCAGTTTACAATAAAGTCACAGGCGAACAAAAAGAAGTTGTTCTCAGTGTTCATGAGTGGGATCAGTGGAAAAATGATAATCCAGAATGGACAAGAGATTGGAGTGATCCATCAACTTGTCCATCTTCTGGAGAAGTAGGTGAAGTTTATGATAGACTTAAAAAGTCTCATCCAGGATGGAATGATGTACTTCACAAAGCATCAAAAGTTCCAGGTTCAAAAGTAAAACCAGTTTAATTTTTTATATGGCAAGAAAAAGGACGAATGATCAACCCATTGGTGTAGGTCTTACTGCAAAACAAATGAAGCGTAAGAAACCAATCAGTGCTGATTTAATGAGAGATATTGAACCTCTTACTGATAATCAAAAACTACTTTATAAGGCATACGAAGATCATAAAAACATCGTTGCTTATGGTGCTGCTGGTACAGGTAAAACTTTTATCACACTCTACAATGCTCTTCAAGATGTTCTAGATGAAAGGTCACCTTACGAAAAAATCTATATCGTTAGGTCTCTTGTTGCTACTCGTGAAATTGGTTTTCTTCCTGGTGATCATGAAGACAAATCTTCACTTTACCAGATTCCTTATAAGAACATGGTGAAGTACATGTTCCAAATGCCAGATGATGCATCCTTCGAAATGCTCTATGGAAACCTCAAACTACAAGGTACGATTAGTTTTTGGAGTACTTCTTTTATTCGCGGAACTACTCTAGACAAGGCAATTATTATTGTTGATGAATTTCAGAATCTCAACTTCCACGAATTGGATTCTATTATTACTCGGGTTGGCGAAGATAGTAAAATTATGTTCTGTGGTGATGCAACTCAAAGTGATTTAATTAAAACTAATGAGAAGAATGGTATTATTGACTTTATGAAGATTCTTCGTGTAATGCCTTCATTTGATATTATTGAATTTGGTATTGAAGATATTGTTAGAAGTGGATTAGTCAAAGAATATATTGTTGCAAAAACTGAACTGGGACTATAAATGACATTTATTCATCATAATTTTCTAGGTGATATTGAATTAGAAAAGAAAGAAACAAACGGCATCCGTCTCTATCATCTTCCTGATGGGCAGTGGGTGCCTTCTATTACATCAGTCACTTCATTTTACAATCGTCAAATTTTTATTGATTGGCGTAAAAGAGTTGGACTTGAAGAAGCAAATCGTATTACTAAAAGAGCAACTGCAAGAGGAACTGATTTTCACTTAGTCTGTCAAGATTATCTAGAGAATAAAGAGTTAATTTGGGATAATTATCAACCTCTTACAAAACATATGTTTTATCATGTAAAACCTGAACTTGATAAGATAAATAATATTCATGCGATTGAAAGAACTTTATATTCTCAATATTTTGGACTTGCTGGACGAGTTGATTGTATTGCTGAATATGAAGGAGAACTTGCGGTTATCGACTTCAAAACTTCGGATAAAATCAAACCAGAAGCATGGATTGAAAATTATTTCGTTCAGGAGATGTTTTATGCATCTGCTTATTATGAAATGACTGGTAAACCAATCAAAAAACTCATTACATTGATGGTAACTCCTGGTGGAGAAGTGAAAGTATTTGACAAAAGAAACAAAGACGAGTATATTAGATTACTAGTTCGTTATATTAAAGAATTTGTATCTCACCGTACTAGGCCAGATGGAGAATGAGTTAGAGAAAGTACTAGAAAGTAAATTTTTCTGTCCATCACGATTTGCACAAGAAATTGAAAATCTTGTGCAAGTGAATGTTGAAATGAATTATATTGATGCAATTGTTTATTTTTGTGAACAAAATAATATTGATTTGGAATCAGTTCCAAAACTCATTTCAAAACCACTGAAAGAAAAAATTAAGTATGAGGCAATAGAACTTAATTTCTTAAAAAGAAGTTCTCGTGCAAAATTGCCTCTTTGATTCATTTTTGGTGCAAAAATTTTCCCGGTAAAAATTTCCTATATTACTTTTTTGAATGATGCCTTTTGATTCTTATAAAACTTATCTGTCTTTAAAAAATCATTTTACTAAAGACGGATATGATTACTTTAAATATTGTGGAAAAAGTCGAGCAAGTCTTCAATCTTTCTACAAACGGAAGGATAGAATGTGGTTTGAAAAAGTTTCAAGGCAAAAATCAGATCAAGAAGTTGTAGATTTTTTTGTAGCAAATTTTGTATCCTGTAATGATCCAGAAACTCTTTGGATTGGTGAAATGATTAAAGAAGGAGAAACTAGGTATCAAAACTGGCAAAAGAAAATTCAATCACTTTCATATGTCTTTAAAGAAGAAAGTCAATCTTTGTTTGAAGAAAATAAATTTCAAGAAGTTTTTAACTGTTCAAAAGGGCATCCACTTCTCCTTAAAAAGTTTCTAACAGGCAAAATAAGTTTAGAAACTCTTGTCATCTATGATAAGATCTTTTCCTATTCAAGTAATTTTGATAAAAAACTTCAAGACCCCGTGTGGAAAACCGTCAGTCTTAGAGTTAAAAAATATAATCCATTTCTAAATATTGATATATTTCGATTTCGTAAAATTTTAAAAGAAATCGTTTTGGAGGATTCATGAGTTTCTTTAGTTCAGAAGTTGTTCGTGCTGAGATGGTTGAAATCTCAGAAATGCAGGAAGAAGTTTATTCAAACATCTTCAAGTTTCCTTCTATGACTAAAGAAGAAAGACTGAATCATATTGATCTTTTAGAACGTCTTTTAGAAAAGCAGAAAGTTCTTTATACAAGAATGTGTTTATCTGATGATCCTGAAGCACGACAAATGAAAGATCGTATTGTTCAATCTGCGATAATGATGGGTATGCCTCCTAACACTGATATGAATATTATCCTTAACAATATGTCTAAGATGCTTGAAGTGATGAAGGAACAGATTGACAAGCACGACTTAGACTGATACAATATGGGCTGGACGATCCCTTAAGCAAAGTCCCAAAAGCCAAATCCAATTCATACGGAGAAATCTAATGTCTTTTTCAGATCTTAAAAAACAATCCAAACTTGGTTCTCTGACCGCTAAACTGGTCAAAGAAGTCGAAAAAATGAGTGCCACCAGTGGTGGTGAAGATGATCGTCTCTGGAAACCCGAACTTGATAAAACTGGAAACGGTTTTGCAGTGATTCGTTTCCTTCCTGCTCCCGAAGGTGAAGATGTTCCCTGGGCAAAGATTTATTCTCATGGTTTCCAAGGTCCTGGTGGTTGGTATATTGAAAACTCTTTGACTACTCTTGGTCAGAAAGATCCTGTTTCTGAATATAATCGCAAACTGTGGAACAGTGGTAGCGACAAGGATAAAGAAACTGTTCGTAAGCAAAAGCGTAAACTGTCTTACTATAGCAACATTTATGTTGTAAAAGACCCTACCAATCCTCAAAACGAAGGTAAAGTCTTCCTTTTCAAGTATGGCAAGAAGATTTTTGACAAAATCATGGAAGCAATGCAACCTGAGTTTGAGGATGAAACTCCTATCAATCCTTTTGATTTCTGGCAGGGTGCGAATTTCAAACTCAAAATCGTTAAGAAAGATGGGTACTGGAATTACGACAAGTCAGAATTTGGTTCTGTTGAATCACTACTGGATGATGACGATGCTCTGGAAGCCGTCTGGAAGAAAGAGTATTCTCTGGCAGCAGTAACTGCACCAGATCAGTTTAAATCCTATGAAGAACTGGAAGCACGTATGAACGTTGTTCTGGGTCTTCAAACTTCCTCTCCTACACGTTCTCGTGCTGTAATGGAAGAAGAGGATGAGTATGAGTCTTATGTAGAAAAACCTTCTGTTGAGAGTCGTGTTGCTGATGAACTGGAGCAATCTTATGCTCGTTCTAAGTCTCCTTCACTTCCTAAAATCACTCAGGATGATGAAGATGAGGATGATGCACTTTCATATTTCCAGCGTCTTGCTGAAGATTGATTATTCGTAAAGTTTGATATTATCTGCTTTCTTCAAGGTTTCACTTACGTATTGAGTGGAACCTTTTTTATATGGCATAATATCTTCAAGGTCATTAAATACAACATTGAGATATCTTGGTTTTAGAACGTAGATATTTCTTTTATCATTTTCTTTTTTTTCTTCATACTCATAATTTGTGATTGGAGTGAGTATTTCCGTTGATGTAAGTGTTATGTATTGTCCAAATCCATCATCATAATACTGATAATAGTATGAATTGTTATCTTTAATAAAGTTTCCGTTGGTTTCCCACGTATTTGAAATCTCTAAACCGCCAGGTAAAATTGTTGCTCCTGATGATGTTTTAACTTCTACGGTTTCGTAATGATGAATATCAGAATATAAAGTTTCATATGAACCGTATTTTTCTAAAAGAATTCTATCAAAAGAATTTTGATTTAATGGCCATTCAGTTTGAATATTCGTAATATTATTTGAAAGAAGAACTACCCAATCAAGAGTTTCATCTCCATAAATTTTATACGCAACATTATCTGGTCTTTCGTCTCCAATGATTTTATATTTGGTGAAGAACGATAAATTTCCAAAGATATCTTCTCTTAATTTTCCACGTTTGAATAAGTTTTTAACTGTAATATAATTTGATATATCGTTCTTATCAGGATTACGATTGACGTATTCAAAATTTGGTATTTGCCTGAAATATGGTCTTGTCATTTTTAGTAACCCATTCCTTGTTGTCCTTCTGTGTCATCATAATCATTTTTATAAATTGGTTCCAACTCAGAAAATTCCATATCAACTTGATAAGAAGTCATTGAACCTCCATTTGCATAAGTCATATAAGTTCCATCAGGAGTATAATTTACGCTAAAATTTGTAAGCGCACATGGTTTAATTAAATTCAAATAGGGGTGTTGGTCTCCATTTTCTCCTCTATCTCCATTGTATATGTATTTTAATTTAAACACATTTGGAGTTTGTAAAAATAATCCAGTGTCTGATTGAGAAGTTGCCATTTCTCTTTTAAATAATCTTATAATTTTTTTAATTGTTTCTGCTTCAGATTTCTCTCTTGGAGTAAATTTATAACTATATCTAAAAGTCCTAAGTTTTGGACCATGAAATAATAGTTCTAAGTTATTATTGATAACTGCTCCCGTTGCTCTTCCAATAACATTTGCTCCAACTGCTTGACCTGCAAAATATCCAGCAATAAGATTTGATATTCCTGGATCATTTGCTAAAGTTCCAAGTGTTGTTCCTAAACTACTAGCAAGATCTTTTAAACCTGTTATAGCATCTTGCATTCCTTGTATATTTCCTGCTTTTCCTATTGTATTATATGCAACTGCACCAAAAGCACCTTGTAATGCATTTAATTGATCCTCATTCCAAGAAACTCCATTACTATCAGAAATATTAGGTTGCATTGGTAAAATCACTGTACCTAAAGATTCAACTCCTCTCAATCTCTCTGATGGTCTAGTGAATGAAATTTGATTTTGATCTTGAATTAATTTAGATGATATGTATTTTACAACGTCTATTTTTAAATAATCAAAGGTACTTTCTCTAGATTGATTAACTGGATAACGTAAAATACCATAGTTTTTATCTTTTGTATTTGCAGAAGCAAATTGAGTTTCCAATAAGTTTTCTAAAGGTGCAGGAAGTGGCGTGGATGATGGTTCCGGATCTGGTGTTGCTGTTGTCGCGGCAGGAGTTGCTGCTGGAGGACTTGCTATCGTAGATTGTGTTGATGTTAAAACAGGTGGTATTTGTTGAAATGTTGTTGGATCTGTGCTTTGTGCAATATGATATGCTTGAAGTGCTTGTTGACTTGTTATACCACCACCTTTTTCTAAAACCATTGCTCCATTTTGTCGGGCAGCAGTGTTTAATGTATTTAATCCCTTTGCGGATAAACTTTGTCTTGCAGAATACCCTAAAACATATTCATTAGAACCCGGTTTAAATACCGGACCTAAAGATCCATCAAAATTAATGTATCTTGCTTCACTTTCTTTAAGTGGTCTCCAAATTCCATCTGGTTCTAGTATTGCAGATTGTACAAAATTTTTTCCTGGTTTTTCAAAAACTAATTCAGTCTTTAGTGTTGATGGATTTATAGTTCCCGGTGATCCTAAATTTTCAAATGTTATTCTATGAGTAAAATAAAGAGGATCTCCTCCTGGAAAAACGTATGGAAATTTATATTTTGGATCTGCAGATCCATTTATGACTCTTGCCGGCATTAAACTTCCTCCTTATTTGAAAAAGGATTAATAATCTCAATTGTTTGTAGAGTATGAGACATTGATAAGGAGGTTTTTATTTATTTATTAGGAATTTTCCATATTGTAATTCAAGTAACTCATCTAATTCATCATATTTAACTACATGAAGTCTTCCTGCTACTTCTTGCCAAGTATAGTTTCTGTATTTTCTCCAGTGAAAATTAATTCCTCTAAATCCCCAACTTTGAATTTCTGTACAAGCAATTAACGGATGTTGATCGTATTCAATATTGGGTGTTTTAGGATTATAAACAAACGTATAAAACTTTCCTACTTCTGGAATGAATACCTGATCCTTAAAGATTTCCATAATGATTAGCATTATATCTTCAGGATCTCCACTTCCTAATGCGACAACTCTCTTTTTGAGTTCTCTAATCCTTGAGTTAGATGATTTTTCTATATACTGACCAAAACCTTCTGCCATTATCGGTTATTAAAAAGTTCTTCTTCTGTTATGACTTTGAATTCTAGCATTCTATCCGCACACCATTCCTTTGCTGCTTTCCATTTTGCTTGATTTACCGCATAAGTTTTGCATTCATAAAGATACGATTTAGTCACTCTTGATTTTTGTTTTGGTGGAACGGTTTGTTTTTTTGGTTTCACTTCAATTACATAAGTTTTAATTTGTCCAGATTGTTCTTTAACTTTGATTAGATAATCTGGAAAATATCTATGAACACGGTTATCTACTGGAGATACATAAGGTACAGAAAATTCTTCTGATGCCCAAGATACAATGCTTGGATTATGGTCACAATAATAACAAAATTTTCTTTCCCAACTGCTTCTGCAAATTATATTATTTGCATCACCTCTATACTTTTCTGGGTAGGATGGTTTGTAGATACTTTTAATACTTTCTGCCATTTCCAGCATACATAATATATAACGGTCAAAAAGTATTTATAGATGGCTGGAACACCAACGCCCGCTCGTCATTATAATGTTAGTGATATAAAATCTAGAGTTCTTAATATTGCTCAAACTTCATTATATCATGTTGATATATCTCCACCAGAAAATTTGAAAGAGTTTCTTCAATTTTCTGGTAGAGATATTTCTGGAGATATAATATCAAATATTCAACTACTTTGTTCTGAGGCATCTTTACCTGGATCTTCTTTAGCAACTCATGAAGTAACTAATGATTATCATGGTGTTACTGAAAAGATGGCTTATAGAAGAATATATGATGATACTTTGGATCTTACTTTTTATGTTGATAGAAATTATAATGTCATTGAGTTTTTTGATGGATGGTTGAACTATATTTCGGGTGAAGGAAGCAGGAGATTTAGTAGTGGGTTGGATAGGCAAGATTTTAAAAGTCCATATGTAAATAATAGGGTCATATATCCAAATGAATACAAAACTGATATTTTTCTAACTAAATTTGAAAAAGATTTATATCTTGCTGGATCTGTAATGTATTATACTTTTGTTGGAGCATTTCCTATAAACATGGTTTCAATGCCTGTTTCATATGATCAAAGTCAGTTATTAAAATGTACGGTTTCATTTTCTTATATTCGTTATGTTAGAGAAAGAAAGTTTCTTCCAGCAAAAGAAATAAAATCTAATACAAATGCACCTGGAGTTCCTGAATTAAATACTGCCAGAACAAGTTTTGGACCTGCATATGATGGAGATCCATATACCATTAATCAAAATATTCCTGGTGCTTTTTCTGGTGGCGCACTAGAAGGAGATGAATTATATGCAAGTTCTACAAGAGCATTAACTAATTATGCTGGAGAACGTTTATTTCCGGACTAAATAATCACACTGAAATTCTATAGGACATTATGCCCTTACCTACAATTGCAACCCCAACTTATGAACTTGAGTTGCCTTCAACTGGACAGAAAATAAAGTACAGACCATTTTTAGTTAAAGAAGAAAAACTTCTTTTGTTAGCATTAGAGAGTGAGGACACAAAAGAAATTTCAAACGCAATTAAAGCAGTATTAAAAAATTGCATTCAAACAAGATCTATTAAAGTAGAAAATCTTCCTACTTTTGATATCGAATTTTTGTTTCTTAATATTCGTGGTAAATCTGTTGGCGAAAAAATAGAAGTTAATTTAATTGCTCCTGATGATGGAGAAACTTCAGTTCCTGTTGATATTAATATTGATGATATTAAGATAAAGAAAGATCCAGAGCATAATAAAAAAATTAAACTTGATGAACATCTAATAATGGAAATGAAATATCCTTCATTAGATCAATTTATTAAGACTAATTTTGATTTGTCTAATCAAACAAATATGGACCAATCGTTTAGTTTGATTTCATCTTGTATTGATAAAATTTATAATGAAGAAGAAGTTTGGGCGGCATCGGATGTAACTAAAAAAGAATTGGTAGAATTTCTAGAGCAAATGAACAGTATGCAGTTCAAACAAATTGAAAAGTTTTTTGAAACGATGCCCAAACTATCACATGAAATCACACTCAAAAATCCAAAAACTAATGTAGAGAGCACTGTCGTTTTGGAGGGTCTTTCTAGTTTTTTCGCATAGGAATGGTACATATGGATTTGGAAAATTATTTCCGAATCAATTTTGCTTTGATGCAGTACCATAAATATTCATTAACAGAGATTGAAAATATGATTCCTTGGGAAAGGGACATTTATATTGCATTATTACAACAACATCTGGAAGAAGAAAAACTAAAACAACAACAAAATGGCGGTTGATGCACTTGCTCCTTCTCCAAAAAAACCTTCCGATTTAGTAGAAGAAGAAATAAACTCTCAAATTCTTTCAATTTTAGGATTGGAAGATGTATTTGATTTAACGTATGAAGAATATGCTAGTGAATTAAAAGAGGCATCAATTAAAGGTAGAATGTCCGGTAGTAAAATGACTACCGAAAGCGTTGAATTAATTACAAATGAATATAAAAGAGTAAAGGGAAAAACAGGTGCCTTTAAAATAAAACCAAAGAAAATTAATATTGCGAAAGTGATGAATCGCCAAGCACCTTCATCACAAAAAGTTAAACTTGATTCTAAAAAATTACTTCCACCAAGCGTAGAACAACCAGAAGAAAAGACTGAATTAAATAATAAAATTGTTAAGTTTTTGAATGAAGATTTAATAAAAGAACTAACAGATGTTAATGATAAATTAGAAAAATTACTATCAACTATTAAAGAAGAAGATAATATTGAAAAGAAAGAAAAAGAAAGGCAAAGAAAGAAAAGTGAAATAGATAAAAAAAGAAAAAAAGAATCTAGACTTGAAACTGGTGTTAAAGGAGCGAATAAAATTTTTGAAAAAGTAGCAAAACCTTTTGTAAGTTTTTTTGATAGAATCAAACAATTTTTTATGTCAATATTGATTGGTTCTGCTTTGAATTTTTTATTATCTGTTTTTAAAAATCCTGGAATTATACTAAATCCACTAAAGAGTCTTGCCAATAATATCGTTGGATTTCTCAATAATATTATATCATTTCTTTGGAATATGGTGGTGTCTCCAATTAATTTTGTTATAAATGGAATTAATGCTGGAATTAGTGGGTTAATAGGTCAAATTAATAATGCAATCGGATTAATACCTGGAGCAAAACAGATTACTGCTCCTCAAATACCAACAATTTCTGGTCCTCCACAAATACCAACACCTTTTCCTGTTCAACAACAAGAAGGTGGTGGTCCAGTTATAAATGTTGGTGATATATCCTTTATGAATGGCGGAAAGATAACAAATAAATCAGGTATTAAAGTTAGTGGGTTTGGAAAAGATGATAGATTGATTGCCGCACAAGAAGGTGAGGTAATGATGAGTAATAAGGCAGGTGATTTTTGGGGTAGAGATACATTACTTGCTATGAATGCAATGGGTGGCGGAACTAATAAACCAAAATTTGGTGGATTAGGTGTTCAAGCAATGCAAGGTGGTGGTCGAGTTGGAACTTTATTTCCTCATATGGATGCTCAAACGAGTACCTATCGTGGTGGAGCACATATCATAGGTCAAGGTCAATTTGCGAATGTACTTGCATCTATTCTTTCGCAATCTGCACAAAAAAATAAAATAACTAAACTTCCTGGAACAGGATCTACTGCAGTCAATAGAGATTTAAAATCATTAAAAACTGCAACCTCTTCTGGATCTCCTTCTGCACTCGCTGAATTTTCGACATTAAAGCAGGCAGTTGATAAGTATAAAACCCCTTCGGGGTTTGCAAATAGTAATTATATGTCTGAATTTATAAATGGATTGAGAAATTCATTAGATGGTGCTCCTTTAATTATTGGAATGGATCATTCAAGAAGAATGATACCAAATTCATCGACAGATCCTAGGACTACTCAAGCAGCAGCAAGTGGAGCATCTTACGGTGGGTATACTGAGAGAGATTTTACTGATGCTATAGCGCAAAGAATTAAAACACAAATTCCAGGAACTAGAATTATAAAACCAGAAGATTACAGAAATTATGAGCAATATGATAAGGCATTAAAAGATGCTATTTCTGCAGCAAAACTAGGAACTAAAGCGCCTCCAGCACCCATTCTTCCTCCTCCATCAAGATCTGCAATAGTGCCTATACCAACTCCTACTGGAGGTGGAGCACCTAAAACTTCTGTTCCAACTTCTTCTGCTGCTCCTAATCAGGGAGAAGTTCCATCTTTCTCATCTGAAGATCCAAATAATATGACTACTTTAGTTGTAAAAGCAATCTATAATGTTGTAGGATAATATGGCAACACCACTCTTACCACCATCTACACAATCGGGAAAAATAGTTGATAAAAAAATATCAACGGAATCTTTGTTTGGAAGAAATAAAAAGAGTAGTGCAATTGTAAAAACAAAAGGATCTTCAATTCAACTTAGACCTAAAATTTCTTCGGCAATTGTAAAAACCTCTTCTTCTTTAATTAAAGAACCTCAAAAATATTCTTTTGGAGACAGTAAAAATTCTTTTGAAAATGTTAATGAAAGATTTTCTTCAATAAAAGATACTTTAGATAGTTTAGTTAATTTTTTTATTGATAGAAAAAATCAAAAGAATAAAGATATAAGAGAAGAAAGAAAACTAGATGAAAAAGAAAAAAAAGAAAAAAAAGAAGCAGAATTAGAAAAACCAAAAATTCCAAAAATTCCTGGAGTAAAAATACCATCTCTTCCTAAATTTAGTTTTTTAGATACTATTTTAAACTTTTTTGGAAATATTCTTTTGGGAAGTTTGTTAAACTTTCTTGTATCTAAAAGAAAATTTATTTTCTCTGCTCTTGATGATATTTTGAATGGATTTGATAATGTTTTTAATTTGATCAAATTTTCTATTATTTCATTGAGTAATACTGCCCAAGGACTTATAAAAAATGTTGCTAAAATTGGATCTACATTATTAAAAGGTCCTGCTCAACTTACTGGAAAATTATTAAGTACACTTGGAAAAAGTGTAAAAAATTTATTAGTTAGGACTGGAAAAGCACTTAGTAATTTTGTGGGTAGCACTTTTAAAAATATTTCTGGTCTTGCAACTGGTGCTGCTTCTACAAGGGCAACAGGAGTTGCCAAGAGAGGTCTTGGCGCTATTGGAAGAAGAGGATTGCCAAGAACCGGAGTAAGAGGTGCTGCTGCTATTGGAGGTCGTCCAGCAGCAACTTTTGTAAAAAGGGCTGAAAAATTATTTGGTGAAAAAGGTGCTAAACACTTAGCAAAAGTATCAGGAGTTTTTAAAAAAATTCCATTTATTGGTGCATTAATTGGTATTGGTATTGATCTTGCTATGGGTGAGAGATTAGATAATGCAGTTGCTGGAGCAGTTGGTGCTTCATTAGGAGCTACAATTGGGGGAGCGATTGGAACTGCTGCTCTTCCAATTCCTGGCGTTGGAACATTTTTGGGTGGCATCGTTGGTGCTGCTATTGGAGATTGGGCAGGAAAAGAAATTTATAGAAATATCAGCGGTCAAATTTCTCAAATTAATCCTCCACCCGGAGATTTAGGAGAACCAGAACCACCTGCTGGACCTAGTGCTGGTGGAGGTCTTGGTGGTCAGGTATCTGGAGGCAATGCTGATTTTTGGGCATTGGCTGCTATTGCTTCTCTAGAAAGTGGTAATCCTCAAGGACAAGCAGATGTTGCTCAATCAATTTATAATAGACTTGCATCTGGTGTTTATTCTGGAAGTAGTATTAAGGCATTGATTAATGCTAGAGATCAATATTCTCCAGTTAGGGAAAGTGATCCTTCTAAATGGGCAGCAATTGTCGATCAAGCAACAGCAATTGCTGCTGTTTCATCTCATTCTAGGGGTAGGGCTAATGCTGCAAATATGGTTAATGATGCAGCGAAGAATATTCTAAATCCAAGTTTAAGAAAAAATGCAGCAGAATGGGTTGGAGGAAGAACTGATTTTGCTGTTCCATCAGCAGCAAATAAGTATCCTGGTGGGCATGGATATAAAACCAGACATGGGCATTTGTTTGGGTGGTATGTTGGACCTGGATCTATATCATATGGAAATAGAAATCCAGGACCCGCTAATGTTACGTCCTTAGGTAATGCTAGATTTCAACCAATATCAGTAGGTCCAAGTCAAAATGTTGGAATGCAATATCAAACAAACACCTGGAGAAATCAATATTATGGTGCTCCAAGAATAAGAAGTGGTGGAGTGTTGGATAAGCACGCTGGTGTTGATATACAAATGTATTCCAATTCGAAACAGATTACATTTTTAGGTGGAAGAGTCGTTGATGTTAAACATACTAGCAGTGGATACTATACTTATGTTGATATATTAACTCCTACTGGAAAAATTGAAAGACTAGCAGAACTTGGAAGATTAGATCCTGCAGTTAAGAAAGGTGCTGTTCTTGCTCCAGGACAAGTAGTTTCGCATGGACTTGGACCAACTAACGTTACCCACCTTGAATATCGAAACTCAAGAGGATTTGGATTTTCTGGAACCACTAATCCTTTAGAATATTTGAGATCTATTGGATCTATATTTGGTGGTGATAGATTTCAATATAAAGGAGGCACTGGTGGTGCAGTTCCATCTACTCAACTTGCACAAGTTCCTAGACAACCAACACAATCTTTAGCGCAGGAAGCAAGACAAATTGCACAGCAAGCATCTTATGAAAGTCAACAACAAATCATTTCTATACCCATTCCTTTAGGTGGTGGTTCTACTCCACCAATAATAGGTGGTGGAGGTGGTGGTGGAATGATTCCTGTTGGACTTTCTAAAAGAGAAGCATTAAATAGTTATTATCAAGCACAACTGATAGGGTTCTTATATAAACAAGGATAAATGGCAGACAATACCGCAACAAGATCTGGTAATATAACCAGATTCCAGATTTATCAAGCAAAAAATGGTGGTGAATCTGTAGATATGTCTGCAGCTTCAGTTGAACTAAAGTATTATGAAAGCGTTTTATCTAACTCAGTTTCTGCTACTGCAGTAATTGTTGAGACTGGATTTACTGATAAAAAACTTAAAGATCAGGTAAAACCCATTGGAATTCTCGATGCACTTCCTATTCATGGCGGAGAACAGGTGATTATTGATTTTCAAGATAATCAACCAACTCCAAATAAATTATCATTTAAAGCAGAGAAATCTTTTTATATAAATCGAGTTCGTGATGTAGATCCTGGAACTCAAAAGGATGTTTATTCAATTGATTTATCTACTCGTGAATTTCTTGCAAACGAACAAACAAGAGTTGTGAGAAGATATGACGGCAAAATATCTGATAGTGTTAGAACTATTCTTACTGATCGTAAAGGATTAAATACGTCAAAAAATATTGAAACTGATACTACATTAATTAATTATAATTTTATTGGAAATGATCGAAAACCTTTTTATGTTAATACTTGGTTGGCATCAAAGTCAGTTCCTGAGTTAAGTGTAAATGGTAAAACATCAAAGGGAGGAACTGCAGGATATTTGTTCTATGAAAATTATGATGGATTTAAATTTAAGTCTATTGATAAATTGTTTGAACAGACTCCAGTAAAAAAATATATTTTTAATCAAACCGCAGATAAACCTGGTGAGTATGATGGTAAAATTCTCTCTTATAAAATTGAAAGAGATATTGATTTGCAACAAAATTTAACACTAGGAACTTATGCGAACAGAAGTATATTCTTTGATTTTTATGCAATGGATCATAGAGTAAGAAACTTTAATGTTGATGATTATCAAAAAGACAAAATTGTTAATGCTGGACGACAGGATATTCTTTATGTCGCAGAAGAATTTAGAAAACCAACGTCACGTTTAATGAGTCATGTTTTAGATGTTGGAGCACTTCCATCAGGTAAGGATATTTCTGCCCAACTAGAAAATTGGAAGAATACTCCATTCGATCCAACTTATGATGCTGCTAATACAATGGTTCAATCGATTATGAGATATAATCAGATGATGACCATCAAAATACATATTATGATTCCTGGTGATTTTAGTTTAAAAGCAGGGGATTTAATTCACTGTGATTTTCCGGAACTTACACTGGAAAAAACTACAGAACCAAATAGCGTGAGTGGTGGTATATATATGATATCAAGTCTATGTCATAGAGTTACAACTAGAAATACATTTACAAGTTTAACTCTTGTGAGAGACACGTTCGGTAGAAAACCTTTCTAATATGGACAGAACACTTCAACAGCATATTAATAATGATAAAGATGAATTGGACAACCCAAATACTAGTGGTCAACGTCGTCGTCATTTAGAAGATGAACTTAATGCTTTAGAGCAATATCAAGTAAATCATCCGGATGAAGATCATGATCCAACTTCTTTAGAATTATATTGCGACACTCACCCAGATGCTCTCGAATGCAGAGTTTATGACGACTAATGATTGAACAAGGACTTTTTAAGAGATATTTTGTTGGTCGTGATGGATTTATCTGGTGGATAGGTCAGATAGTATCTGAAGAAAAATGGGCAGGAAATATTCCTGGATTCAGAACAAAAACCACTGGCGATCATAAAGGATTTGGTGAAAGATATAAAGTTCGCATTATGGGATATCATACTGCGAACAAAAAAGAATTAACTGACGATCAATTACCTTGGGCATCAGTTATGTATCCTGTAACCGCTGGAGGTGGTGGAGCAGGATCATGGTCAAATGCTTCTCTTCGTCAAGGTAATTTTGTATTTGGTTTTTTTATAGACGGTGAAGATGCTCAACAACCTGTCATTATGGGTGTATTGGGAACAAATCAATATACTGCACTTGCATCTAAAGATAATCCAGATATAGCATTTTTTCCATTCAGTGGGTATACTAATACAGATACAATTGCAAGATATTCTTTAACAACTACTAAAGAAGAACCAGAAGCAACTCAAACTAATTCTACTCAGACTGCAAGTAATAATGGAAAACAAGAAGCAGTTGCTGGACATGAAAAAAAGGATGGTGCTTCAAGAGAACAATATCTCAATGGTAAAGTAAAAGATCCAATTCCAAGTCCTTCTACGTGTCAACCTGTTCCTTTAGGAGCAATTCAAAGACAAATTAAAAATTTAATTGCTGATATTGAAAGAATTAAAAAAACAGCAAATAATTGGGAAACAAAAGTATCTACAAAGATTTCTAATATTGAAAAGGAAATTGATAACGCAATCACTAAGGCAACTGAGTACATTTCTGGTGGAATTAAGTGGTTAATCAATGAAGTTCAAAAATATACAACAAATAAAATAAACAATACTTTAAAGGATACATATTATCTTTTATTTCCAAATCAAAGACCTGGATTAAAAAAAGCAGTAGAAACTGCAAATGATTTGATTGCATGTCTGTTTAGAAAAATTGTTAGTAATCTTTTGAAGATGGTTGGTAGATTTTTACTTTCCGCAGTAGATCGTTTTATTAATACTCCATTATGTGCAGTTGAAAATTTTGTTGGGTCTTTGGTTGGTAAACTTGCAGGATTAATTACTTCTGGTGTTAATGCGATTCTTGGTCCAGTTAAAGCACTTGTTGGTGGAGCATTTAGTATTGCTGATGGAATTTTGAATTTCGTTATAGATCTACTTTCATTTCTTTCTTGTGATGATAATCCTTCTTGTGCCGAAATAAAAGAATGGAGTATTTGGGAAGGATCCGAGTCATTATCTACACTTGATCTTAATTCAATTATTAGACAGGTTGAAACTGTAGCAAGTTCAGTTTCAAAATCAATTAATCCTGACAATTTTAATTTTGATCTTGATTTTTCCGACGTTTTTGATTCTCTTGGATCTTGTAATGTTGGTCCTGTCTTCTGTGGACCTCCTATTGTTGAATTCTATGGAGGTGGTGGATCTGGTGCTGCAGGAAATGCGATCATAAGTGCTGCTGGTGATATTCTTGGTGTTGATATAATTACTCCAGGTTCTGGATATATTTCTGCTCCATTCATTAATTTTAAGGATAACTGCGGTAATGGTAGAGGAGCAACTGGAACTGTTAGAGTTTCTGATGGTCAAGTTACTTCGGTGGTTATAGATAATCCAGGAACAGGTTATCTTCCTGCACCAGATGGTAGTCAAGGTGGTGATGGTAGAACTTGGGCAGAGTCTGGAGATACTGTTGTTAAAAGAGCGAATGGAACGTATGATACTCCTTATCAAGCAGGTTCTATTGTTAATCTTTTACCCGGAGATACTGTTCAATCTTGTGGATCTCTTCCTCAAGTTATTAATGAAACAATCACAATTACTGCACCTAAATGTTCTGATTCAACTCCTCCGAGAGGATCTAATCCATCTACTTCCGAAGGAAATTATCCTGTAGTTCTTGAGATTGGTGATGTAAATATAACTGATCCAGGATTATCTTATAATAAAGATGACAAGATTGTGATAACTCCAGATAACGGAGCAGTTTTAACGCCAGAATTTGATGATCTTGGATCTCTAACTAAGGTAATCATCACAAAACCTGGACAAGGATTTAAAGAATTTCCTAATATTTACATTGAGAGTGATACTGGTTATAATGCTAAAATAACTCCAATATTTAGTATAAGAAGAATAGGCGACGAACCAGAATCTCAAGTTCCATTTACTGGAATTATTAGTGTCATAGATTGTGTAGGTAAAGTATAATGTCTGAAAAAATTAACTATCATTTTAATAGAGTAGGTAATGATCACGGAGAACTTAGATTCGGTCATATTCATGACGATAATAATATCTCTGGTGTCATGTTCAGAACTGGAGAAGATGGTGGTCGTCATTATATGACGATGGATTCTAGTGGCAGTGTAGATCAGGGAAGAAAAGGATCTACTATTAATGTGTGTCCTGGTTCTTTTGCTATCAAGGCAGGTAAAGATGTTGCGAAAGATATTCCTGCAATTTATCAACTTGCAGAAAATGGAGATATATTTATAGGAGCACCAAATGGTCGAATTATAATTTGGGCTCAGAATATTGAATTAATTGCTTCTGGTTCTGATGGTAAAAATGGAAATATTATTATTGATGGCAATGAAAAAGTTATTATAAAGGCACCGCAAATTGATGTTAATTCAAAAGTATCAACTAAAATATTCTCCGAAAAAACTGTAGATGTGATTGGTAAAGCAATCTTAAATATATATGGAGGACTTATTGATGCTGCTGATGGAGCAACAAAACTTAATGGATCTAAGCCATGCGCCGGACCATACACAAACGAGGAGCAAAATAAAAAATGAAAGTACCTGATTTATTTGTTGGAAAAAGATTATTTGTAGGATGTGGAAATCCTATTGCATTGGGAGTAGGTCCTGCAGAAGCAAGAGGATCTGCTTTTATTGAAGGACCTGCTATTATTGGAGATCCTCAAAAATTTACTACTGTTGAAGCAACATTAATGGTAGGTCCAAATATTAATGTAGAAGCAACTTCACCTTTGATCGCTGGAGCACTTTGCACTGGATCTAATAATCCATATTCTCTTGCTATTGATGGTCCATCTGCATTTTTTGGAATGGTTGATACGAATGAAGATATTAATGTTGGTAGAGATTTGATTGCACAAGGAGAGGTAGTATCTCGTTGTGGAACTCACATTCTTTCTGCAAAAAAGAATTTTGATATTCCTCACCCAACAAAGGAAGGATGGAGACTTCGCCACACTTGCCCTGAAGGACCATCTAATGATGTTTATTTTAGAGGAAGAGTTAAAAATACTACAGAAATTGAACTTCCAGAGTATTGGAAAAAATTTGTAGACGCAACAACTATTACAGTTTCATTGACTCCTATTGGTGCTCATCAAGATGTAATTGTAAAGAGAATTGGTGAGAATAAGGTTTTCTTACAAGCAAAAGGTGGTATGCCAATTGATTGTTACTATCATATCTTTGCAGAAAGAAATGATGGTGAAAAGTTAATCCCCGAATATGAGGGTCAAACCCCAGCAGATTATCCAGGAAACAATAATGAATATTCTGTTTCTGGATATCACTATGATATCAAGGAGTAATTATGGCAAACGAATTTATACCTAGAAATATTGGAGATCCTTCGTGTACTGGTGAGTGGCAAAATTTAACTCCAACAGCAGATTGGAGATATCCAATGTATCCTTGGACTGGAGACAATGATTACCCAGAAGATGCTTGTGCTTTACTAAGGCATGATTATATTCAATGTACAGACTTAAAATGGGATGGTGGTACTTTATCAGTTAAAGCTCCGATTTGGGACTCTAAAAAATCATTTGATATTCCTCACCCAACGAAAGAAAATTATAGACTTCGTTATATTACTTTAGAGGGACCAGATGCCGAAGTTTATTTTAGAGGAAAATTAAGAAATGAGGATGTCATTCAACTTCCTGATTATTGGACTGGATTAGTTGATGTTGAGACTATTGGTGTCAACTTAACACCAGTTGGTAGATGGCAAGAATTGTATGTGGATAAAATTGAATGGGGAACTAGAATTATCATTAAAAATAATTCAGGTTCTCAGATCAATTGTGATTATGTTGTTTTTGGTGTGAGAAAAGATACCACAAAAAATATTCCAGAGTATCAAGGCTTGACTCCAAACGACTATCCGGGCGATAATAGAGAATATAATATAAATTCTATCTGATGCATAAAGTTCATGAAGTCTTCCCCCTAATAGTTTATCAGGGGGAAGTTGAGTGTCACAATGAATTTAAAGAAAAAAATTTAGATTCTTTAAAAGAATACTGGTTTAATGGGTACACTAATGAAAGTCCAGAGTATTCTGGTCGTATTTTTGCTCATTTGAATGAAGACTATCAACTCTTTTTTAAAGAGTTGAGAACTCATATTGACAACTACTTTAACATTTTAAATGTAGATTATTCAAAATTAGATTATCATGTAATTAAAGCATGGGTTGGTTGTCATTTTAATGATGAAACTCCATCAGTAAAACCACACACTCATAACGAATCTAATTTGAGTTTTGTTTATTATTTAAAGTCAGATGAAACTTCTGATAAGTTTTGCGTTGCTCAGCAATCAAATAAAAATGAGTGTGTTGGAGATCTATTTCAAACAGCAATTCAAAGAAATTTGATTACTGGATATAATCGGTATAATTGTAATGTTTATACAATCACTCCTACTGAAGGAACTATTGTAATTTTTCCAAGTAATATTGGACATTTTACCCAAAAATTTACAACTAGAAAAGATGAACGTATTGTAATTCCTGGTGATATTAGGGTAACTTTAAAGAGAGAGCACCCAGATTATCACCAAGGATCAACGCATCCTTCTCAGTGGTTGGAACTTTAATGAGTTTTTCTGGGTCTCCTATTTCATATAATTTTCTATATTCGGATGCCCATATTTCATTTCTTAATTTCCAATCCATATCATAGTCAAAACTTATATTTTCTTTTCCGACATATCTATCAAGATATGACTTAATGAGAGTTTCTCCCAGAGAGACATCGCCACAATCATTGTTATGCATTTCTTGTATTTTTTCATAGAGACTCATTAATTTTTCCATATAAAATCCTTTTCCATAGACAAAATAATCAATATATGAGTCTTCAGGTTCGCATGGTCCAGGATGAACTTTCCATGCTGGAATAACAAGATTTTTTTCAGGTTTAACTTTAAAATTTTTGGTTGAAAAGTCACTTCGACATTTTATTACTACCTCGTATTCTTCTGGATTAAAAAGACTCAATCCTAGGTATATGCAGTACCATTGTTTAAGTATACGATATGACCACTCTCTGCCATTTATTTCTAATCCATTGTCTTTGAAATTAAAATCTGGTAAAGTTTCTCTTTCTCTGAACAAATATTCTTTTGGTTTATATTTTTCTGCAATTTTTTTAGTGTCAACATCAACTATTTCAGAACCTTTGTATAATTCTGAGTAACTATACGATGAAATATAAACATCTACATTATACTTTTCGATTATTTCTCTCTGAATGTTTGGAAAATGGTCCTCCCAATTTCTCATATATCCAGTAATTATTAAAGCAGTTTTCATACATAAGTAAGTTTAATCTACATACCTAGTTATGGTCTTGACGCTGCCAACCCAAAGTGCTATGATACTTAGGTAATCACGAAACGAACCGAATGCAAGATGAGTACCTGGCACGATGCGTCGTTGACCCACTTAAGCGATCTGTGTATCTTTACTCAAATGAGGGGTCAGAAAAGCAAGTGTCCTGTGATACGATTGAAGAGTTTATGAATGTGTTAGAATTTGTTCGTGCTACAGTGGATGAAGAGACTCTCTCATATGCAAATCCACTTTAAGTTTCATTTTTGGTCGAAAAAAATCCCGGCAAAAATTCTCACACGATACTTTTTTAAAAATGCGTCCAGAAACACGAGAATCAATGGAAATGCTGTTCGCAGCAAAATGGAATGTACCAACGGCAGCAAAAAACTGTAATCTTACCAACAAAGAAATGAAGATTACGTTTAATGAATACTGCCGTTTACATTCTCCAACTTATGTGGTAGACTCTAACAATCAACTCAATCTTTTTTGAGTTTTTATGCCCGTGTAGCCCAGCGGAAGAGGCACGAAACTTAAAATTTCGCAAGCGTGAGTTCGAATCTCACCACGGGTATGAGGTTTAACCTCTAAATAATCAAAAGTAGTAGGAAAACTCCTATGAAGTACAGAATTGATGCCGCATATGTCTGGTACAATCGCGGAAGACAAATTGTTTTAATGTACTTTATAAACCAAATTCCTTTTACTTTTGATGAACTCCCTGACGATTCATTATTCGACTTGGAGTTAATCAAATTAGCAGATAACGAAAGACGATATGAACCAGAGGATTTATATCAAGCATCATATTATCTAATGCTTGAAGAATGCCATCCTTTGCTTTATGAGTTAGATCTGGAAAATCCAGAAATGTTGCCTGTTGATTAAATGCCTCTATAGCTCAGTGGCCAGAGCACTCGCCTTGTAAGCGAGCGGTCCTCGGTTCGAATCCGAGTGGGGGCTTGAGTTCTATAAAACTCCAAATGTCATTAATTTCACAACAAGACCGTCAAATGGTCATTGAGGCACTTGAATATTATGTTCAAAAACTTAAGGATGATAACTGCACGAATGCTTCCATTACAGCATTCCAAACTCTCCTTAACTGGGTCGAACTCGAATATTTCAAACATGAAAATTAATCTCTGGTATTGTAAGAACATGCAACAATGGCGCTGGATTCTTACTGATGACTCACGACCAATCCTTAAGCAAGAATCTGGTCAACAACCATTTTTGCGTGATGCTATGAATGATGTAGCAAACACTGTAGAATATATGTTAGAATGCAAACAAAGTGAGTAGAAATACTTAGATGAAATCAGATTTTTATATAGATAAGGTAAGTAAAGAAGAAATTAAAGAACTTCTTTATACTCATCATTATCTTAAAGACGAATCAAAAGATTTCAAAAGTGGATATAATTACTCACTCTACCGCAAATCATTCACAGACATCCTTAATATTGGCGGGTCTGTTGGTTGTTGCATTTTTAGCGGTCTCCCAGTTCCAGAAATAGCAGTCGGTGCATTTGGTCTAGAAAGAAATCAACAAGAGGGTATCTACGAACTCTCACGACTTTGTATACATCCAGATATTCAAAAAGAAGAGTATAATATCACATCTTGGTTCGTCAGTCGTTGTATAAGGAGATTTAGAAAAGATGCCCGCGTTTCTTGTATTCTTAGTTACGCTGATGCTAATCACCACCTTGGAACTATATACAGAGCTTGCAATTTTACTTATCACGGTTTAACTGATAAGAAATCGGATTTTTGGATTAAGCAACCTGATGGTTCTTTTCTAAAACACTCAAGAGGTCCTATCAAAGGATTAGAGGGTGAGTGGAGAGAAAGAAGTAGGAAGCACAGATACTTAATGATATTTGATAAAGAACTGAAAAAAAAGTTGACATGGGAAGAGCAGAGGTGGTATAATAAAAAAGACGATACTGAATCGTTACAGTGACCCAAAAAGTGTGACCTGAGAACCTCCTTCTAGGAGGTTTTCTTGTATGATAAATAATCCATAACGGAACTTATAAAGTAATAAAAATGGGATTAAGTCGTCTTGATAATTTCCTCAAATCAGTGAGAGGGACGATTATCTATGTTGATCCAAATAGTCTTGATTCTACAGATAGTATTGAGAATCAAGGAAATTCTCTTACAAGACCATTTAAAACTTTACAACGTGCTCTTGTAGAGGCAGCAAGATTTTCCTATCAAATTGGATTAGATAACGATAGATTTAATAAGACGACAATCGTTCTTTATCCTGGTGATCATATTGTAGATAATCGTCCGGGATGGATTCCTGATGGATCAAATAATTACAGATTAAGAAATGGTCAAAGTAGTAGTGATTTTGGTGCATGGGATTTAACTACCAAATTTGATCTTACGAGATCAGACAATGTTCTTTATAAGTTAAATAGTATTCATGGTGGTGTGATTGTACCTCGTGGTACATCAATCATTGGTATGGATCTTCGTAAAACTAGAATTCGTCCAAAGTATGTTCCAAATCCCGAAAACGATAACATTGAAAGATCTGCTATTTTTCGTGTAACTGGCGGATGTTATTTCTGGCAATTTTCAGTTTTGGATGCAGATCCAAATGACGTTTGTTACTTAGATTATACAACAACTGCATTTGTTCCTAATTTTTCGCATCATAAACTAACTGCATTTGAATATGCAGATGGTGTGAATAATGTAAAAATTAAAGATACTTTTTATCCATTAGGTTTATCTTATGATAGAACCGATTTGGATATGTATTATGAGAAAGTTGGTCTTGCATATGGACCTTCTTCTGGAAGAAAAATTGAACCAGATTATCCTTCTTCTGGTCTTGATATTCAGACTAAAGTTGATGAATATCGCATCGTAGGATCTAGAGGTGAAGAAGTTGGAATCACAAGTATTCGTGCAGGTAATGGACTCTTATCTTCAACAACAATTACAGTAACTTTAGATGAAGATGCAACAGAATTTGATGTAGATACTCCAATTCAAATTCAAGGTGTTGATGCTTCTGGTTATGATGGTCAATATGTTGTTTTTAATAAAGTAGACTCCACTAATATTCAATACAAAGTTCAAAATGCTCCGGAAAATCCACTTCCTACAGTCACTGGAGCAACTGTTAATATATCAGTAGATACTGTTACTTCGGCATCTCCATATGTTTTTAATATTTCCATGCGTTCTGTATATGGAATGTGTGGATTACATGCTGATGGTGATAAAGCAGCAGGATTTAAAAGCATGGTTATTGCACAATTCACTGGAATTGGATTACAAAAAGATAGCAATGCTTTTGTGAAATATAATTCGACTTCTGGAGTATATCAAGATAATACTGCTTCCGGAAATGAAAATATTCAATCAGATTCTAGAGCAAAATTTAAACCATCTTATGAAAATTATCATATCAAATGTTCTAATGAGGCATATATTCAAGTAGTTTCTGTTTTTGCAATTGGATTTGCAAATCATTTTCTTTCTGAATCTGGTGGTGATCAATCAATTAATAATTCAAACTCTAATTTTGGTGCAAAATCTCTTGTTGCATCTGGATTTAGAAAAGATGCATTTCTTAGAGATGATGTAGGTTATATTACACATATCATTCCACCAAAAGAAAATGAAAGTTCTGAAGTTAGAGTAGAATTTCTTGCTTTTGATGTAGCAAAAACTGTTGGAGTTGCGTCTACAAATAGATTATATCTTTATAATGAAAAAAATGAATCAGTTCCACCTGAACATGTTTATGATGGGTATAGAGTTGGTGCTAGAGAAAATGATCAACTAAATGTACTAATTTCTCAGAGTGGAATTTCATCCATATATTCGGCAAGAATTATTATGCCGAATACTCAATATACTGGAAATGAAATTAGTGCAGAGAAAAAATTTGTAGTTGGTAGAAGTAATGTTGGTGTTAATAGTATTTCTAGCAACATTTTAACATTAACGTCTGATCATAATTTTATTAATGGAGAATCTGTTCGAGTAATTAGTGAAAACGGACAAATTCCCGATGGTCTTACACATAATACTGTTTATTATGCAATTACTTCTTCAACTCCATCTTTAAGTGCAAATCAAATTAAAATAGCACAAACTCTTAATGATGCACTAAGTGATAGTGCAATTACTTTGAATAATAAAGGTGGAATTTTGAATGTTTCTAGTAGAGTTAATGATAAAAAACCAGGAAATATAGGGCATCCTATACAATATGATTCTACTCAAGGACAATGGTATATTAATGTAGCAACAGCATCTACTGAAAGATCTCTCTATAACATTATTAATTCATTAGGAACCTCTGGTCTTGGACAAGCAACTCCAAGGTCCTATATCAATAGAAAACCAGATAATAGAGGTCTAATTGATAAGATTTATCGTTTACGCTATGTTATTCCTTCCTCTTCAAATAATGCAAGACCACCAATTGATGGTTATGTTATTCAAGAATCTAATTCTTCTATCGGTTTAACAAATACTGAAGTTAATTATCTTTATAATTCAACCCCAGCATCTTTATCTAGTGTAGAAGAATTAAGAAATCCAAGATACATTGCAAGTACAAATTGGTCAGGTGGAACTGCTAATATTATTACTGAAATTCCGCATGACTTAAATGTAGGATCTGAAGTAGAGATTATTAATGTTAAGAGTACTAATAATACCACAGGTGCCATTAATTCTGGATATAATGGAACTGCTACAGTTACTGGAATTAGTAGTTCAAAACAATTTAGTGTTTCAATTACAGACGATCCAGGAACTTTTACAAACGATACTTCTGCAAGAACAACTGCACTTCCATATTTTAAGAAAAAGAAAACACCTGGAACTTATTACATTTATAGAAGTCAGGAAATTCAAGAATATGTTTCCGGAAAACAAGATGGCATCTATCATCTTTTAGTTTTAAATTCGTCTAATTCTCCATCAGTTTCTCCTTTTGATTCTACAAGGTTTTCTCAACCTGTTCAAAGTCTTTATCCTCAAACAAATAGAGATAATCCTACATCAGATCCACAAGCAGCAACATCCTTTGCTCTTCCCGATACAATAGGTCAAGTTGTAATTAATGAACCTCAATATTCGATCACAAAGGAAAATGTATCAAAGCAACTTGTTGATACTGGTGTTGGTGTTGGATTAACACAAATCATATCAAATTCTTCGGGAACTTCACATACTTTTTATACTTCTATTGATCATGGGTTTAATAGAATTACACGAGTTGGAATAACAAGTGCTGGAGCAAATTATGTTAATGGAAACTATTATAATGTAAATCTTGTTGGATTTGCTGGATCAACAACTGGATCTCATGCAACAGCAAGAGTTACTGTAAGTGGTGGTGTTATTTCTTCTGTTAAGATTATTGATGGTGGTAGTGCATATGGAATTGGAAATACCCTGGCATTGGTTGGTATTGCGACAACAACAGGGCATAAACAAGGATATTTGACTGTCAGTTCCATTTATAATAATCTTAATGACACTGTAAGTGTTGAAGGAATTTCACCAAGTTCTTATTCGAATTATAATACTCTTTATAGAATTACTGCGGTTAATAGTCCAAAACAAATTGTAGTTTCATCGGCATCTACTGTTTCGTCTGCTTCTACCACTGGTATTGGTTTAACAGTTGCTTCTACTGCAAACGTAATTCTTACTGGTAGAACATTAAATGTTTTCTCCTTAACACATAATAATACTACAGGAATTGCAACTGTCGTAACACCACAAAGTCACGGATTGCAAGTTGATAATAAAATTCGTCTTGGTGGAGCAAACAATAATTTATTTAATAATGATTTCATAATTAAAAGCGTTGGAACAACAACTTCATTTACAATTAATGCTGGAATAAGCACTCCTACACCATCAACTTCTGGAACTATTTTTGTTTATTCTCCAGCATATTCTTCGTTTGGTGGAAATATTCTTCCTACAACTGAAAATACTTCCGGTCGTTTAATTGCTGAATATGCTGGAATTACAACTACAATTTCTGCATCAGTTACAATTTCTGCTTCCACTATTTCAATTTCAAATGTAACTAACTTTAATTTTAATATTGGCGATTATTTGCTCATAGATAATGAAATTATGAGAATTAGAACTGATGTGACTGGGAATCCAGTTACTGTATATCGTGGATTACTTGGAACTAGAACATCTACTCATAATTCTGGTGCTGTTGTAAAAAGAATTAAACCACGTCCAATTGAACTTCGTAGGAATTCTCTCATTCGTGCCTCTGCTCATACATTTGAATATCTTGGTTATGGACCTGGTAATTATTCCACCGCATTTCCTGAAAGACAAGATAGAAATCTTTCTCCACAAGAAGAATTGTTAGCACAATGCACCAAAACTGATGGTGGTATTGCAATCTTTACTGCAATGAATGCTGATGGAGATTTTTACACTGGAAATAAAAAAGTTAATTCTGCAACAGGACAAGAAGAAGTTTTTGATGCTCCTATTCCAACTGTTACCGGTGAAGATCTTGGAATTGGTGGAGTTAATGTAGGATTTGATGTTCTTACTCCACTTGAGGCATCAATTAGTCGTTCTTTAAGAGTTGAAGGTGGTCCTGATTCAAATATTGTTTCTGAATTTGATGGACCTGTTGTTTTTAATAATAAAATTACCTCTACTTCATTAAAAGGTATTGAAGCAAATTCATTGTATCTTCAAGGTGATGTTGATATTTCTAGAAAATATACTGTAGGTATTTCAACACCATCTTTTGCTGGCAATCCCGGTGATGTTCAGTATAATTCAAATCCATCTAATGTTGATTATCTTGGATGGGTTTATACTAGCAGTAATGAATGGCAAAAATTTGGTAAAATCGGTATAGGTGTTGGATATGCATCTGGATCTGGAGGATCTGTAATTCAGACTGGAGCGCGTACTAATACTGTAACGTTAAACGCATTGACTGGATCTATAACATCATTTAGTAAAACAACTACTTCAGGTCTTGTTGATGTATTTACTGTTTCTAATAATTTGGTTGATGCAACAGATACAATAATAGTTAATCATAAGTCCGGTGGATCGGCTGGACAATATATCATTTATGTTTCTGAGGTGAACTCTGGGTCATTTAAAATTGCTATCTATACTCCATCTGCACAAACATCAGCAGCTGCTCCAGTGATTAATTTTTCTATTATAAAAGGCGCTAGTTCTTAATTTTTAACAAACTTAAAAACTTATAAATAACTAATAATAAAAAGGGGTGGAGAGTGAAACCCGATGGCAATTAATAAGAATTTTGTCGTCAAACACGGACTAGAAGTTGATAACAACTTAATCTTTGCTAATGCAGAAGATAATAAAGTAGGTATTGGTACCACAAATAATTTACAGTATATTCTTAATGTAGAGGGTGATGTTGGAATTAGCAGTGGTTTACACGTTCCTGATACTGCATTTATTAATGATTTAAATTTATCCGGAAAAATTATAACCGGAGAAGATTCTGGACTTGCTGGAGCTTTTTTAATTTCTACAGGTGTTGGAGTAACCTGGAAAAAATACGTAAGAAACTCTAATATTGTCTATGCATTTCCTGGACAAACTACTTTTTATGATTTAGATTTTTTACCAAATAACGTAGAAGTTTACATAAATGGCGTAAAACTTAATTCTAGTGAATTTAATGACGACACTGGTAATCAAATTATATTAAATGAACCTTGTTTTGGAGGTGAAGTTGTTGAAATTATCACTAATGATGTACTTCCCATCTCTGGTATAGGCATTACTGTCCAAAAAAACAATGTAACTGTAGCAAATGACGTTAATATTTTTAATTTTGTTGGTAACGGAGTAACTGTTACAAGTGCTTCTGCCAATAAAGTTAATATTACTATAGAACCAATTGACAATCCTCCAGGAAAAACTGTTTATGTTGCAATGAATGGAGATGATAGTAAAGATGGATTAAGTCTCAATGCTGCTAAAAAAACAATTAAAAATGCTGTTGGAATCACAAGTTCTGGAGATACTGTAAAAGTTTCTCCTGGAACTTATATTGAGGATAATCCAATTACACTTCCAGAAAATGTTTCTATTGAGGGAGCGGAATTAAGAAACTGTATAGTGACTCCTTTAAATCCTGGATCTGATTTATTTTGGGTCACAAATGGAACACACTTAACGGATTTATCATTCCAAGGACAAAGTGCAACTAATGGAGCAGCGGTAGTTGCATTTAAACCTCTTGTAGGTGTTGCATCTGATAGATTTTTTGATGCAGCAAGAATGATTCGTTATAATTTAGATTTTATTGCATCAGAAGCAGTTGGTTATTTAACAAGCACTGATTACAAATCTCCTGCTTTAGTTTTGTCTGCTGGAGTTTCTACTGTGACCAGTGGAATTAAAACTGCATTTAGAGCAGTTTGTCACGATATTACTAGAGGTGGAAATTCAAAATGTGTTGGAGTTGGAATTACTCACTATACACAATATGTTGGATTTTCATCTGAGATAATTGATGTCCTCAATTATTCTGCTGGAATTGCAAAATCCTGTATTAATAATGTTTTATGGACAGGAAATTATCAAAGCGAATTTACTCAAGTCAGAGATTTGAGTATGCAACCAGATGGTGCATATGGAAATCAAAGTATTGATGGTTGTGCGAATGTAGTTTCTGCAATTTATTCTTGCGTTGGTGTTGTCACTACAATTATTGATGTTGGGTTTAATGCCTCTGGAATTACTACTAATTATCCTGGCAATGATGGTGCTTTTAATTCTGGTATTCTTGATCCATCTTCGAGTCCATCACAAGGAGTTGGAAATGTAACAAAGGGTCCTTATGTTCGTAACTGCACTAATTTCATTCCAAACAGTATTGGAATGAAAGCTGATGGATTCAACGCAGATCCTGGTGATAAAGATGATATGGGAATCACAGGAATGATGAGTGTTGATTCTTATACTCAATATAATCAAGGTGGAATTGGAGTTTCAATCACAAATGGTGCATATACTCAATTAGTTTCTATATTTACTATCTGTGATGATATTGCAATATATACTGGTTCTGGTGGTCAGTGTGATATTACTAACTCAAACTCATCTTTTGGAACCAAAGGTTTGGTTTCCGAGGGAGTATCTGATGCAACAACTCTTTCTTCATATCATTATACTGGAGAAGTTTCTCAAAATGCATCAGAAGGCGATGTTTCATTTGTAATCAGCGGAATAGGAAATCAAAGACCTTATTCTGGACAAGCATTGTATTTTGGCGAATTGTACTATGAGATTGAAAGTGTAACTATTACTAATGGTGGTTCTGGTTATACTGAAGCACCAACTATAACATTTGCTACTCCAACAGGACCATCTGAAATTATTGCAGAAGCATTTACTGATATATCAAACGGATCTGTTGTTGCAGTAAATATGATTGGTAATGGTAGAAATTATCGTTCAATTGATAATATTGGAATTGTTACTTTTAGTGCTCCTCAGTCTGGTATAAACACTGCGACCGGAGTTGCAAACTTTAGACCTGTTTATTATCAGGTTAGATCTGCAACTGCTCCTTCTGGGGGAATTTCTACAGTAACACTTGCTCAATCACTTAATAACGAAGTTGGAATTGGAACAACAGTATTTCTTTCTCGTCAAAGTTTGCAAATTGTTTCTTCACATTCTTTTGAATATATTGGCGCAGGAAATACTATTGAATTTGCAAGACCTTCAACTGGTGGTGTGACAATTCAGGCAAATGAAGTTATTAAAATAAACGGCGGTGAAGTTGTTTATACAAGTACAGACCAGGATGGTAACTTTGCTATTGGTGAAGATTTAATTATTGATCAAGCAACAGGTACCATTCGTGGAAGAGCATTTGAGCGCAGTCTGCTAAATACAGTAACACCATTTATTATCGCATTAGGGGCAAAATAAGAGATGGCAGCATTAGCACTTAATACCTATAAAACATTTAGGGCAGATGTCACTACAGGTATAACGACTGTTTATACTACTCCTAATGGTGTTTCCACCATTCATCTATTTTCTGTAGTATCAAATATTTCTTCTGGTGTTGCAACAGTTACTGTTTATCATAATCGTTCTGGATCTTCTTATGAATTAATTAAAAATATAAAAATACCTGCTAATGATGCTTTGAACCCAATTACTGGCAGTTTAGTTTTGGAAGTTGGAGATAAAATAGAAATACAAGGACAATCAAATAGCACAATGAAGTATACCCTTAGTGTCTTAGAATCTGCAAAATAAGTAAATGGGAAATTTAATTAGCGGAAAAGTTGTAGGTGCTGATGGAGAATTTATTTCTCTTGAAGATGCTGAAAGATATCTAGGAAAACCTGGAGTTAATGGTTATCTTTTAGCATCAGATACTGATGGTACTAGATATTGGTCACCCGGAGGAGTTCAAGGCGTTCAAGGTGCTCAAGGTACTCAGGGTATTCAAGGTATTCAAGGAACTCAAGGTATTCAAGGTATACAAGGAACTACAGGAATACAGGGTATTCAAGGAACCCAGGGTATTCAAGGACCTCAAGCAACTCAGGGTATTCAAGGAACTCAGGGTATTCAAGGTGAAGGAATTCAAGGACCTCAGGGCATTCAAGGTACTCAAGGTATTCAAGGAACTCAAGGTATTCAAGGTTCCAATGCGAATGTTCAAGGAATCCAAGGAACTCAAGGTATCCAAGGACCTCAAGGAACTCAAGGTATCCAAGGACCTCAAGGAACTCAAGGTATCCAAGGTACTCAAGGTATCCAAGGTTCTAATGCAAATGTCCAAGGTATTCAAGGAACTCAAGGAATCCAAGGAACTCAAGGAATCCAAGGAACTCAAGGAATCCAAGGAACTCAGGGTATCCAAGGCACTCAAGGAATTCAAGGTTCCAATGCGAATGTCCAAGGTATTCAAGGTTCTCAAGGAATTCAGGGAACTCAAGGAATCCAAGGAAGACAAGGTATCCAAGGATCTCAGGGTATCCAAGGATCTCAGGGTATCCAAGGTTCTAATGCGAATGTCCAAGGTATTCAAGGTACTATAGGTACTCAAGGTATTCAAGGAACTGAAGGGACTGAAGGACCTCAAGGTATTCAAGGTACTCAAGGAATTCAAGGAACTCAAGGAATCCAAGGAACTCAAGGTATTCAAGGTACTCAAGGTATTCAAGGTACTCAAGGAATCCAAGGAACTCAGGGTATCCAAGGTTCCAATGCGAATGTCCAAGGTATTCAAGGTTCTCAAGGAATTCAGGGAACTCAAGGAATCCAAGGAAGACAAGGTATTCAAGGAACTCAGGGAATCCAAGGAACTCAAGGAATTCAAGGTTCTAATGCGAATGTCCAAGGTATTCAAGGTACTATAGGTACTCAAGGTATTCAAGGATCTCAAGGTAATGATGGAACTTCAGTAACTATTATTGGTTCTTTACCTTTAACTTCAGGAACAGAAAATTCTCAGTTAGTTGCTGCGTGGCCAGATGCTGCAGCTGGTGATGGTGTTATTGACAGTAATCTTGGTAATTTATGGGTATCTGATGGAAATGACAATTGGACTAACGTAGGAAATATTCGTGGTCCTCAAGGTACTCAAGGCATTCAGGGAACCCAAGGTATTCAGGGAAGACAAGGTATCCAAGGACCTCAAGGAACTCAGGGTATCCAAGGTACTCAAGGTATCCAAGGTTCCAATGCGAATGTCCAAGGTATTCAAGGTACTCAAGGTACTCAGGGCATTCAAGGAACCCAGGGTATTCAAGGACCTCAAGGAACTCAAGGTATTCAAGGTACTCAAGGTATCCAAGGTTCTAACGCGAATGTCCAAGGTATTCAAGGACCTCAGGGTATTCAAGGAACTCAAGGTATCCAAGGTTCTAATGCCAATGTCCAAGGTATTCAAGGTACTCAAGGTATTCAAGGACGCCAAGGTATTCAAGGAACTCAAGGAATTCAAGGACCTCAAGGTATTCAAGGAACTCAGGGTATTCAAGGTTCCAATGCGAATGTCCAAGGTATTCAAGGAACTCAAGGTATTCAAGGATCTCAAGGTATTCAAGGATCTCAAGGTATTCAAGGATCTCAAGGAATTCAAGGACCTCAAGGTATTCAAGGAACTCAGGGTATTCAAGGTTCCAATGCGAATGTCCAAGGTATTCAAGGAACTCAAGGCATTCAAGGAACTCAAGGTATTAAAGGTTCCGATTCAAATGCTCAAGGACCTCAGGGTATTCAAGGAACTCAAGGTATCCAAGGTTCCAATGCTAATGTTCAAGGTATTCAAGGTACTCAAGGTATTCAAGGACGCCAAGGTATTCAAGGACCTCAAGGTATTCAAGGTACTCAAGGTATTCAAGGCACTCAAGGTATCCAAGGTTCCAATGCGAATGTTCAAGGTATTCAAGGAACTCAAGGTATTCAAGGAACTCAAGGTATTAAAGGTTCCGATTCAAATGCTCAAGGAGCTCAAGGTATTCAAGGAACTCAAGGTATTCAAGGTATTCAAGGTTCCAATGCGAATGTTCAAGGTATTCAAGGAACTCAAGGTATTCAAGGAACTCAAGGTATTCAAGGAACTCAAGGTATTCAAGGTGCTCAAGGTATTCAAGGCACTCAAGGTATTCAAGGTATTCAAGGTTCTAATGCCAATGTCCAAGGTATTCAAGGAACTCAAGGTATTCAAGGAACTCAAGGTATTAAAGGTTCCGATTCAAATGCTCAAGGAGCTCAAGGTATTCAAGGAACTCAAGGTATTCAAGGAACTCAAGGAATCCAAGGAACTCAGGGTATTCAAGGACGCCAAGGTATTCAAGGAACTCAGGGTATCCAAGGTACTCAAGGTATCCAAGGTTCCAATGCGAATGTTCAAGGTATTCAAGGAACTCAAGGTATTCAAGGACGCCAAGGTATTCAAGGAACTCAAGGAATAAAAGGAGATGGAAATCAAATTAGTGTTACTGATACCACAGGACAATTTACATATTATCCAGTTTTTGTAAGAGATCCGAGCACTGGAATTCTTACTCCTTATGTAAAAACAAATACAACTGCGTTTTCATTTACAATTCCAAGTGATAGTACTAAAGGTAGTCTTGCTGTTGGTGGCGATATAACCGCAGGTGGCGACATTAGTTCTGGATCTGATATTAAACTTAAAGATAATATTGAAACTATTATTAATTCTCTTGAATTAATAGGAAATCTCCGTGGAGTTAAATTTAATTGGAAAGACACTAATAAACCATCTATGGGTGTTCTTGCACAAGAACTAGAAGAAATTATTCCTCAACTTGTGAGTGAAAATAACTTTAATCATAAAACTGTTAATTATAGTGGATTGATTGGTGTTATTATTGAAGCAATAAAAGAACTCAAATTAAAAGTTGAGATGCTTGAAGAAAAATCTAAATATTAATATAGGAGATTCAAATGTCTAAGAATAGAGAACTATCACAATTTGGGTCTTTTGTTTATATTACTGATGAAACTAAAAGTATTGGAATTGCAACTGAAGCAACTCCTTATATTGGAATAGGAACTGGAAATGCCACATCAAAACTTCACGTAGTTGGAAATGTTAACGTTGTTGGAGTTTTAACAGCAACCACTTTTTATGGTGATGGTTCTAACTTATCGGGAGTTAATAATAATTCTATACAAATAAATGGAACATTTAATGCAGCTGCTGGAATTCCAGAAGATATAGATTCTTTTTCTATTGATACTAATAATTTAAAATCTCTTGAATATAGTTTATTTTTTGAAAATGGTAATAAAATTCAAGTGCAAAAAGTTCTTGTAATGAATAATGGAACAACTGCATATTCTCAAGAATATGGAATTATGTACGATCCTTCACAAATTGTTTCGGTTGGTGCAACAATAAGTGGTTTAACTTACAAATTAACAGCTACTCCAGAAACTGGAATTTCTGGCATAACTACATATAGACTTCTAAGATTAGAAATATGATTAACACTGATTTTGATTTTGAATATCAAAAAAGAAAAGAAGAATTTTTAAAGTATAAAAGTACTCTTCCTAAGGAACCTGAAATTGGATTAAAAGAGTATTATGTTGGTTGTTATGATAAAGATGGGTGGGAATACGTTCATGAGATTTTAATGAAGGATGGAACTTTAGAAGATAATATTCCATCACATTCTTGCATTTGTGTTAATGATTGCCTTCACAGTGAAACTAGAGGAATATACTTATTAACCGATGATGAGGCAGAAGAACTTAGAAATCATCCAAAGGTTAATTATGTTATTATTAATACGGGAAAATATCCGGGAACTTATTCAGATAACCCAGATGATATAAGCACTCTTACCAAAATTGATAGATATTCTACTCCAGTAAAACATCAAAGATATATTGGAGCAACAACAATTATTCCGTCTTCTCCGGATTCATCTCTTCTCAATAGAGGAAGTTGGCAATTAAAACGACATCAACAAAAAACAAATCCATGGCAGGCAAGTAGCACTTCTATTTTTGAAGATAAAATAAATCAATATGGAGATGGAACTGATATTGATATTATTGTAGCTGATACTGAAATGTGGTTTGGACATATTGAATTTCAGAATAGATATGATTATGCTACTTCAGAATTTAATGGAAATGTGGTCAATATTCCAGAATTGATCGGACCAAAAGGTTACAGAGGTGGAAACCTTCTTCCTGGAAATGGTTCTTGTGACATTTTAGATCTTGTTTTGGATGCACCTTATTATTTGGATCCAGATTTCTTTAATGCAGATTCTAATAATAGATTAATGACAAGATGGGATGGAACCATAGTACCTACTGAAAGTGCTGCTAGAGGTTGGTGGTCTAATAATTCATTACAATATAGATCTTCAAAATTTGTGAGTTCTTCAAATGGAGGAACTGCGATTGGTGATGATGATTTTGGATCTATTACAATCAATTCTTCTTACACAAGAGCAAGGTGTAATGGAAGTAATACTGCAAAACAAACTGGTAGTGAAACACATGGAACCTCATGTGCTTCTTTAGCATATGGTAGACAATATGGATGGGCATATAATGCAAATAAGTGGTTTTTAAATATGTACGGAACTGGAAGTAATTCTTATGCTGTTGGATTTGATTTGCAAAAAATATTTCATAAAATAAAACCTATTAATCCTTCATACGGAAATAAAAATCCCACAGTTTCAAGTAATAGTTGGGGACTTAGGCAAGAGGTTAGAGAAAACAATACTGCTCCTATTGACCTTAATGAATCTACTACTTTTATTCATCAAATTTCACTTGGAGAGACTTGGAATAGTAGTAATATAACGGGAATAACTACTAGTATTTCTTTAAGGACTGAGGAAATATATCCTTCTGCATTCTTTTTTAAACCTGATGGATCTAAATGTTATGTTATTGGTTCTCAAAAAATACTTTACGAATATAATTTAACTGATTGGAATATTTCTACTTTAAGTTATAGTGGTAATTCTTTCTCTTTTGAAAGTAGTTTATCTGGAGAAAATGTTTATGGTATGTTTTTTAAACCACAAGGAGATAAACTATACATTTTAACTTCAAATGGAACTTCTTCAAAAATTTTTGAATTTAATTTAATTAACTGGAATATTAGTACAATTCAATCGACTAATAATACATTTTCTCGTACCGGAAAACTTCCTGGAGATTTATTTTTTAAACCCGATGGAACAAAATTATATATTCTTAGTAATGATTTAAACACTGAAAGTTCTAATTCTAACTCAATATATCAATATAATTTATCTACTCCATGGAATATTACTAATGCTACATTCGAAAAATCTATAACTGTTGGTAATAATATTGCAACAGGATTATTCTTTAAAGACGATGGATTAAGTTTATACGTCATAGTTTCATCTAATACTTCAACACTTCAAAGGATATCAAAAACTAACCTGACTAGTAGTTGGGATATTGGAACTCAAAGTTCTTTTGTGCTAAGATTTTTTGATTTTACTAGAAATCCTCAATCAATATTTTTTAAACCTGATGGCAGTAATATTTTCGTTATTGGAGATACTAAAAAACTACGTTTTTACTATAAATTTAGAAACGAACCTTGGAATTCTTTTTCTATAAAAGATACTGGTGCTCTTGAACCATTTCCAGAATTTATGAATTATTATAGACTTGAACAGAATGTAAAAAGAAGAGTCTGTGAATTAACCGGAGGGCATCCGGCAATAACTTCTGGACAAGAATTAATAAATTCTGGTGTTATATTTGTTGCTGCGGCAGGAAATAACAATCAAAAACTAGTTAAATCAAATCATCCAGATTATAATAATTATCATTCAAATTATCAAGGACTTACTTTTGAAGAGTCCACAACTAATTCAATATATTCAACAGTGAATTTTCATCCCACATATAATTCTCATAATCGCCCTGGATTTCCTATTCATATATCAAAGAATGAATCTGGAGAATATAAATGTGTTATTGTTGGTGCTTTAAATGATGTTCCTGTAGGTGTTCCTTTACTTTTCTCTGATTCTCGTGAATCCAAAGCATCATATTCAAATATGGGAAATGCAGTTGATTGTTTTTGTGCGGCTGATGATGTTTTAGCAGCAACAACTGGTACTTCTGGAATCTCTAGATATGATAATTATTATTATTTAAATAATACTAAATCTTTAATTAATCTGGATGTTCAGTTTAATGGAACAAGTGCCGCTTGTCCAGTTGCTGCTGGAATTATTGCTACAAAACTACAATATAGTAGAGATTGGACAATTGACGACGTAAAAAATTGGATATCGGGATTAGAATCACAAACATCCGAATCTTTGTATTTTGGAACAGAGTCTATTACTTCATCCGATTCAACTTGGAGTGATAGTTATAATATGCAAGGAAATCTTGGAATTGTACTTTATGATGATGCATTAACAGGTAATGAACCGTCAACTTTGGCTGAAATTTCATCAATATCTGATTTTACTCTAAACCCTGGAGATGTTGTTAACATTCAAGTATCTTCCTCCGATTTATTAAATGGAACTTATTATTACACTATAGAAGCAGGACCAGGATCATCTGTCAGTGCTGGAACTTCTATTTCTTCCTCCGATTTTTCTAATAATTCTTTATCTGGTAGTTTTGAAGTTTCCTCTGGTAATGGAACCATATCACTTACTATTCAATAGAAAATAAAATGGCAAATAAATTATTTCGTTTAAGAATACGAGAAGGGTCTGTTGATGGAAATGTTGTAGCAACTACAGATTATATTACTTTTTTTGATGTCAATGTACCACCTCCAGAACCACCTCCAGGACCAGAACCAGAACCACCATCTTTTGGTGGAGGTTTAGATTCTGTTAGATTTGCTACTGGAAATGGTCTTATCTTTAAGGGTGTTATTATAAAATATACCTAACTAAATAGTTAAAAAAGTCAAATGGCGGATAAGAGTTTTGGCGTAAAGCAGATAAATTTAATAGGTGCCTCTGGAGTTCCTACAATTGAAAGTCCTACAAATTTAAATTTGAATGCTAATAATGTTGCTATCAGCACTGATGTTTCAGTTGGAGGAAATATTAATGTAATTGGAATTATTACAGCAACAGATTTTAATTCCACTTCGGATATAACAAAAAAAATTAATATTACTCCAATAACAGACTCTTTAAATTTAATATCAAATTTGGAAGGAGTTAGATTTAATTGGATAGATACTGGAAATCCATCTGTTGGTGTCATTGCACAACAGATAGAACAATATTTACCTGAATTAGTAAGTTCTGGTGAACATAAAACTGTAAATTATAATGGATTAATTGGAGTTTTGATTGAGGCAGTTAAAGAATTAAAAATTGAAGTTGAAGAATTAAAAAAGAAAATAAATAGTTAAAAATCAGTAAGAAAAATGGCAGTTGCTGAAATCACTAATATAGTTATTGAAAAAGGAACTGACTTTGAGGCAACTTTTAATCTTTTTGATCCAGATCAATCAGCAACAGTTTTATCTGGACTCACTACAACTTATGCAGCAATTCGTAAGTATCCTGATGCGACTGCATATGAAGAGTTTTCAAAAACTATTACCGCAGGAACTGGAACAATTAAACTTACATTATCTGCGGCACAAACTGCAAATCTTAAAGCGGGAAGAAATTATTTTGACGTTGTTTTAACACTTAGTGGAAAGAAAACAAAGGTCATTAAAGGAACTGCAATTGTAGAAGAGAGTGCATCTGTATGACTTATAAAGTTACTTACGTATCTCCATATAATTTTTCAGTTAAGTCATCACAACCAATCAATCCAAAAGTTTCTATAGAATATAATTTAGAAATGCCACAATCACTAAACGAACTTACTGATGTTGAGTTGAGTGGTAACAATTACGACCAATATGTTTTAGTTTATGACGCAACATCAGGTAAATGGAGAGATCGCAATCCAGATGAAGTTCTTTCTGCAGCAACTCTTCAACCAGATGCAGATAGAACAACTTATACATTACCTACTGAATTTGAGAATAAACTTGATGTTGATCTTGATGATCGTATTAATCTTGATGCTGGTACTTTTTAGTTAAATAAATAACTAAAAGTAAATAGTGTAAAGAAATGCCTGCACCCGTACTTCAGTTTAAGAGAGGTAATGCAGGAGTAGCAGGGACAGTTCCAGCACTCCGTCCTGGTGAACCAGCAATTTCGTTAAACAATTTTGACTTTTTTATTGGTATTGATACCTCAGTAGCAAATAATAAATTTTTCGGTTCTCATCGTTACTGGGGAAGAGAAGATGGAACCAACTCATTAAGATTTAAATTAGTTGATAAAGATGGAACAAACCATATTGCACTAAAATCGCCAGATACTCTTGCTGGAATTGTAACTTATACACTTCCAGAAACTATTAATAATGGATACTTCTTAAAAACTAATGCAACTGGCGAACTTTCTTGGGCAGAAGTTGTCAGTAATATTAATATTGCAGCTGACACCGGAACTACTGATAATGTAAGTACTGGTGCAACAATTACATTTACTGGTGGAACAAATGTCAATACTGCAGTCACCAATGACACCATAACAATTAATCTTGATGATAATATTAATGTTTCTGGTGTAAGTACTTTTGCGTCAGGTGCAGTCATTGATTCTGTTCAAGTTGGAATTACAACAGGTAAAATTGAAACTACATCAGGAAAACTATCACTTACTTCAGCAACAGGAACTGTTGAAGTTACAAGTCATCTTGATGTTATTGGTGATTTGGATGTAACTGGTAACGTTTATATTGGTGGAACCACAGTTACTCTTCGTGGTACTGATGTTTTTATTGAGAACAAAGATATTGTTCTTGGATATACTACAACTACAAACCCAAATGATACAACTGCAAATCACGCTGGAGTTGCAATTGCATCTACAGAAGGAACTCCATTAACATCTTTCAGTGCATCTGGAATTAATACACTTCCAGATACTTATAAGCAAATGATGTGGTTCAGGAGTGGAACTCTTGGATTTGCAACTGATGCATTTGCTTTTAACTATGGTGTAGCAATTGGAACTACAACAATGGCGAATGGAGTTCGCCTTGCTGTAGGATCTGGTATCACGATGAGTGATACTGCGGTTTCTGCAACAAACTTCTACGGTGCTTTTAATGGCAATGCATCATCAGCAGACCAAGTTAAGACAGTCACTGCTGGAGATGCTGCAGGAACTTACTATGTAACTTTTGTAAATTCTCTTAATGGTTCTGCAACCAATGAGACTGTTTATACTGATGATGGCATTTACTATAATCCAGGGACTAATACCTTTACAACTCAACATGCATTATTTACCGGTAATGTAGAGGTTCAAGGAACTTTAACAGGCACTGCAACTACTGCAACAAGAGCAAATAGTGTTGATGTTGTTGGTGTTGCAACTAACCAGAATTACTACATTACTTTGGTTGATAGTTCAGGAAACTCTAAGTCAATTGGTGTTGATTCTGAATTCCTTTATAATCCAAATACCAATACTTTTACAGTTGGTACTGGTGTAGGAGTTACTCAATTCTCTTCTTCAGTATCCACTGGTTCTTCAACTTCTTCCGTTCCTACATCATCTGCAGTTATTAATTATGTTGGAACTCAAATTGGAAATATTGATTTAACACTTGGAATTAATGCTGATACTGGTGGTCCAAGTACTGTTAGTACTTCACAAACTCTTACTATTAGTGGAACTGCAAGTGAAGTCAATACCTCAGTTTCTGGACAAACAATTACTGTTGGTCTTCCTGACGATGTTATTGTTGGGACTTCTTTAAGTGCTCCAACAGTTAGAACTAATTTAATTAAGTCGCAAGATACAAATGAAACTGCCATTACAATTGCAGGCAATGATGTCACAATTGCAGGTGATCTTTACGTTAATGGAAGCACGACTCAAATTAATACAACATCAATTACAGTTGAAGATCGTACCATTGAACTTGGAATGGTAGATGGTTCTGCTCCATCATCTGCTACTACTTGGGACCTTGGGGTTTTCTTTAATTATTATACAGATTCTGCTAAAAAATCAGCACTTGTATGGGAACATTCTGTAAGTAGATTCCAATTAGGTTCTGTAGTATCTGATGGTGGTGGAACTGGAAATGATAATCCACAACTTACCGTATCCACTTTTGCACCTATAGAAGTTGCAGAACTCTGGGTAAATAATAGTTGTACTGGTGGAGCACAGCAGGTTATTGGATGCGTCAGTTCAGAACTAAGACTTCAAAATATCACGATTGACGCTGGAACATTCTAATATTAAATTATAGTTTCTAAATACACTCAGGAAATTGAGTGTATTTTTTTATGACTGATGAAGACTTAAAGGCAATTCTTGCAAAATATCAACAAAAATCCTTTGAACTTTTTAATCAAAATATTGTATTAGAAACTCAAGTAGAGCAATTAAATAAAACAATAAGTTCTTTAAAAGTAGACCTCGAAAAATTATCTTTAAAACCCAAAAGAACAATAAAGCAAGAAGAAGATTTTCAATAAATAATAAAAACTCTTATATAAGAGTTTCTACGGTTTCTACCACTAATGAGGTTGAATGAATACTGATCCAATTATTCGCGTTAAGCGATCTCTAGTACAAGGAAAAGTTCCAACTACGGATCAACTGGGACTTGGTGAGATAGCTATTAACCACTATGATGGAAAGGTATTTATTCGTCAAGATACTCTTGGTGTTGGTATAGGAACTACAGTAATATCAATAGGAAACCAAGGACCTCAAGGGTCTCAAGGAATCCAAGGTACTCAGGGTGAACAAGGATCTCAAGGAATCCAAGGTATTCAAGGAACTCAAGGTATAGGAATTCAAGGTACTCAGGGTGAACAAGGAATCCAAGGCACTCAAGGTACTCAGGGTGAACAAGGATCTCAGGGTATTCAAGGTACTCAAGGTATAGGAATTCAAGGTACTCAGGGTGAACAAGGAATCCAAGGAATCCAAGGCACTCAAGGTATTCAAGGAACACAGGGCACTCAAGGTACTCAAGGTACTCAAGGTACTCAGGGTGAACAAGGATCTCAGGGTATTCAAGGTACTCAAGGTATTCAAGGAACACAGGGCACTCAAGGTACTCAAGGTACTCAAGGTACTCAGGGTGAACAAGGATCTCAGGGTATTCAAGGTACTCAAGGTATAGGAATTCAAGGCACTCAGGGTGAACAAGGAATCCAAGGAATCCAAGGAATCCAAGGCACTCAAGGTACTCAGGGTGAACAAGGATCTCAGGGTATTCAAGGTACTCAAGGAATCCAAGGAACACAAGGCACTCAAGGTACTCAAGGTATTCAAGGTACTCAAGGAATCCAAGGCACTCAAGGCACTCAAGGAATCCAAGGCACTCAAGGAATCCAAGGTACTCAAGGTATTCAAGGAACTCAAGGAATCCAAGGTACTCAAGGAACTCAAGGTATTCAAGGTACTCAAGGTATTACTGGACCAGTAGCTGGTTCTGCAAATCAGGTTGTTTACAAAGATGCATCAAATAATCCAACTGGTTCTGGTAATTTAACTTTTGATGGTACTAATCTTTACGTTGGTGGTAATGTAACAATTGGTGGAACAAGTGTTCTTATTGCTTCTACCACTTTAACAGTAAAAGATAAAGATATTGTTGTAGGTCTTGCGACAACCGCAGGTGGAGTGGTCATTTCCAATGATACAACGGCAAATCATGGTGGTATTGCAGTTGCATCAACTGAAGGAAGTCCATTAATTGATATTAATGCTGGCGTTGGTACTGATGATATCCCATCCACATATAAGCAAATTATGTGGATTAAGTCTGGTACTTTCGCTGGATTGAATACTGATGCCTGGATAACTAATTATGCTGTTGGTGTTGGTACTTTTGATCTTTCCGGTGGAGTAAGATTTGCCGCTGGTGGTGTAAGAGTTACTGATACTTTATTAAGTACTCCACAATTGAGTGTTTCTGGAGTTTCTACCTTCACTAATGGACCAGTATTCATTGGTTCTGCAATATCAACAGGAACAACATCACAACCACTTCAAGTCACTGGTGGTGCCTATGTTTCTGGTAGTGTTGGTATTGGACTCACAGATCCAGGACCAGGAATTAAACTTGATGTTGTTGGTGGAGAAATCAGGGCAGGTAGAGTTGATTCATCTAGTGAGGGTGGACAAGTAAGTTTTGGTAGAGCAAGTGATAATTTAACTGCTTGGTATATTGATGTTTATGGTAGTACTTCAACACCAAGTCTTCGTTTTATTGATGTTAGTAATGCTGCAGTAAGAGCACAAATTGATGGTCTTGGAAATTTTAATTTTGAAAGTCCTATTAAATTAAATTCTACGTTAAAGGATATCTATAATAACGTAGGTTCTGCAGGTAATGTTTTAACATCTACCGGTGCTGGAGTAAGTTGGACTACTGCTGGCAGTGGTTCTCAAGGTACTCAAGGAATCCAAGGACCTCAAGGCACTCAAGGTATTCAAGGAACACAGGGTACTCAAGGTATCCAAGGATCTACAGGTACAGCAACTCAAGGTACTCAAGGTATTCAAGGATCTACAGGTACAGCAACTCAAGGTATTCAAGGAACACAGGGTACTCAAGGAATCCAAGGAATCCAAGGAACACAGGGCACTCAAGGAATTCAAGGAAGACAAGGAATCCAAGGAACTCAGGGAACTCAAGGAATCCAAGGAACTCAGGGAACTCAAGGAATTCAGGGAATTACTGGACCAGTAGCGGGTTCTGCAAACCAAATTGTTTATAAAGATGCATCAAATAATCCAACAGGTTCTACTAGTCTTACATATACTGGAACAGTATCTGGTATTGGTACTGTAGGAATTGGTACAATTATTGATATTGTTCATTATGATACTTTAAATTCAGGATCTCTTTCTTTTGAAGGTTCTGCTGGACAACTTTTCAGTATTACAAATAATCTTACAAGTGGTTCTATTTTCTCTGTTAATGATGTTTCTGGTATTCCAAGTATTGATGTTGATGCTAATGGAACTATTGAACTTGCTCCTTTTGGTGGCAATATTGGAGTTGGAACCACAAATCCAACTCAAAAATTAGACGTTGTTGGAAATATAAGAATAAGAAGTGGATTATATGATGTTTATAACAATGTAGGTGCTGCTGGTAGTATTTTAACTTCCACTGGTGCTGGAGTTAGTTGGACTACTCCATTTGCTGCTGGACTTCAAGGCACTCAAGGAATCCAAGGAACTCAAGGAATCCAAGGAACTCAAGGAATTCAAGGTTCCAATGCGAATGTCCAAGGTATTCAAGGTACTCAAGGAATTCAAGGAACTCAAGGAATCCAAGGAAGACAAGGTATTCAAGGAACTCAGGGTATCCAAGGTACTCAAGGTATCCAAGGTTCTAATGCCAATGTCCAAGGTATTCAAGGAACTCAAGGAACTCAAGGTATTCAAGGAACTCAAGGAATCCAAGGAACTCAAGGAATCCAAGGAACTCAAGGAATCCAAGGAACTCAAGGAATTCAAGGTTCCAATGCGAATGTCCAAGGTATTCAAGGTACTCAAGGAATTCAAGGAACTCAAGGAATCCAAGGAAGACAAG